AAGATGCAGGCAGGGCTGGCATTCACAGATGCGGACGGGAACAGCTATGCAGGGTTCAAGCGCCGGATCGGTGAGTGGAATTGTATGCACTTTGCGGCTCCATTCTCAACAGAGTATTCGACCCGGCAGTACAGCAACGAGAAGCTCGCCGAATGGGCGAAAAAGAACAACGACGGGTGCGAGATCGATGGACGGCACGTAACCATTTACCAGGCCCAGCAGATGATGCGGAAGATCGAAACGGAAGTCCGGAGGCAGAAGGACACTGCCGTTATGGCGCAGATAGCCGGGGACGATACGCTCCGCAGGGTGTGCCAATCAAGGATCAACGCATTAGTGGCTAAATACGGCCAAATTTCGTCTGTGAGCGGCTTAACTGAGCACCGTAACAGAATGACCGTCGAAGGATTCAAGCCCGTCAAACTGGCCCAGAAAGGGCAATAACGACATTGATACAGAGGAGTGATAGAGAATGTCTTACTACCCCGGAAATCCGGCTATGGAAGAGAGACAGGCCAAGGCAATGGAGCAGATTGCCGTGGGACTTGGAGCCGCAATCAACAGCGTGGGCGCGGCGCTCTGGCGGGAGAAGGGCGACATCGCCGAGGCGGTGGTGAGCCTGGACAGCACGAAGCTTGCCAGTGCCATGAGCATTGAGGCCGTGGGGATCCCCGAGTACGTGGAGGAGAGCGAGCTATCCGGCTATGCGGCGTATGGGCTGACAAGATCGGGCTGGTATGTGTTCGCAAGGATCCCAGCGAAGACGGGTGTGACGGTGACGGCAGACACCACCGTTACGGGCGCGGAAGGTGTGATCAAAACCATCGGCGGGGCCTACATCGATGTGGCGGTGCGGTTTGAGGTGGCGGCACAGAGCCAGGCGGTGGTGGTCAACTGGGGGGACTTCGAGGAAACCTATGTTTTCAAGGCCACGGATTTGGCGGTCAGAAATCTGGACTATCGCACGACCTTCTACATCTATGACATCGCGCCGTTTGCGCGGTGGGAGTGGAAGCTGACCGAGGACGCGAATTTCAAGGCCAATCAGAATTACTACACGAAAGACGGCGATGTTTACACCCTCGCCGAAGTGCAGACCGTGCAGTACAACCTGACCGCCGACGCGACGTTCCAGGCGGACAAGAAATACTATACCCGCGAGGAAGACGTTTACACCGAGGCCACCGTGACCGTTGGTGAAGCCGTGACCGCGAACACCTACTACGAAGCGTCTGACGTGCCTGTTCCCGCAGATACGTATTATGTACACGCCAAGCTGATCTTCGAGGGTATGGCCCGGAATGTGACGTACCAGTTCAACGAGATCGTGGACTGCCCGCAAGAATACATTCTGCCGGAAATCCCGGACGATGGACACGGCGCGTGGTACGAAATCCGGTTGCGTCACTCTGGTAGTTTCAGTTCCACGCTGACCGTTCCGGAGGGCGTGGTGGTGGCTACACAGCACACTCAGGCTGAAACAGAGGGCTTTAATATGGTTGACCTCCATTATCAGGCGATTGATGGGGTTAAAATCTGGCGATTCCTCAACACGCACAGCACCATTCCGACTGCTTAAAGGAGGCAAGCACAGATGGCTGACGAACAGAAAATCAGAATCACCTATGAAAAGCTGAACGAAAAAGGCGAGGTGGACAGAGTTGGTGAGTATACCAACGACGCCGACGCCAAGATCACCGGAAAGCATATCATCAACGTCAAAGCATACTTTGATGAAAACCCCGAAGAGCGTATCCGGCTGGGCTGGACAAAGCATATCTCCTACGATAAGCCGAACGTGGAATACAACAAGCAGACGCAGTTTCTTGTCGTTTCTCAGCGTCAGGTTGATGAATACACCGTAGAAGACGTGTATCATGTAATGGACAAGAGCGAAGAGCAAATGGCGTTTGAAGAAATGCTGGAGCTGGCAGACCGCAGCAGCGGTTTCACTTTCTATTGAGGAGGATGAAGACATGGCAAATTTGGATCTGATGAATGAGATCATGGCCCAGAAGGACGCCGATATCGCCGCGCACGGCACGCCCGAATTGGACGAGGAAACTAAAGAACTGGCATCCAAAAAGAGGTTTACCTTCGACGTGATTACGACCCCGGCTGACCCGCTTCGATAAGCGGAAGGAAAGGAGCGGACTATGTTTGATGTAATCCCTTATACGTCTCCTAAACAGACCGATTGCGGGGCCACCTGTATGCGGATGCTCCTCGGCTATTATGGTATTGACGTGCCTATGGAGCAGTTGATCGAAGAATGTAACACTCGGCTGATCGGGTGCAGCGCCGGAGATCTCAAACGATGCGGAGATAAGCACGGTCTAAACATGATCGCCTATCAGATGGACGCGGACGAAGTGATACAACAGAATCGGCCCTCGATCATCTGGTGGAAATACGGGCACTGGTGCATCTGCTGCGGCCTTAATGAAGACGGCGACGTCGTAATCTGTAACCCTGACCGGGGCCGTTATCACATAAGCAAAGCGGTGTTCCGTTCGTTCTATACGAGGGTTGCCCTGTTCAATGGGGAGCCGTCCAGTTTGCCGGGAACACCGACCACGGCAGAGCGCGTTTCCGAATTGGAAGACGCCGTCGTGGAGCTGGCGGCTATGAGTGCTGAACACGATGACGCTATCGTGGAACTGGCCGACCTGATTGAAGGAGGTAAATAAATATGGCAAAGATCTACTATCGCCGGATTGTTGCTGGGATCATGACCATTGAGGAGGTCTTGCCCCGCTGGCGTGAAGCCGTTCAGGAAATGCTGGACGCGGATAAAGCCGAACAGGGCTAAGGCGAAAAAAAAATATTTTTCTGACGGGTTGCCAAAACCCTGATTTCTGTCCTGTGGGTATTGGAGGGAGAAAAAAAATTTTCCGAAAAACCGGAAAAATACTTCTCCAACTGTCCGTAAGGGAGTGAGAGGGAAAACCCTCCAGAAATCAGGGTGACGGCCCACGTCAGAAAGGCTCAAAATGACTACCAAGATCGACGAAACCCGGCGCAACAAGTTTGGAAACATGGTTATCGGTTCATGGAACAAGAACAGCAATGATTTTGTATGGTTCGCGTTCTGGTGCACACATGTTCCCGGTCGGGAGGGTCAAATGGTGCCAGTGTTCACCAGTGACCACGAGGAAGCTATGCAGTTTGTTTACGCGGACAAGGCCAAGGCCGTAATTGAGCAGATCAACGAAACCTGGCCCGAGATGAAACTGTTTGACGCTCCTGCTGTCTGGATGATGTGCGACACTGGACGGCGCTTGATTCGGGCTATCTTTGGCAAGGCTATGACTTAAATTGGAGCTTACGATGCTTAGAAAGCTGATTGCAAAATGGAAGTACAGACACTTCTGCAAGATTAATGGATACCGATGCGCGGATTGTATATATCATCATTTTGTGTTTGATGGTAGCGTTTTCCGTGGCAATCGGTGCCGACATCCTGCGGCAAGGCTATGGCTTAAATAGGAGATTAAATAACACAAGCCGCATAGTGGATGATGCGGGATAAAAATATCGACCATCCTCGCACCGTGGGGAAGTTGCAATGCTGTCAGCGAGTGCGAGTGAGACCAATAGCCCACGGTTCTAATGGACTATGCGTGATTGCGGAAACACAGATACCGCTAAAAAGAACCTGAGACGCTTGGCATTCTTAACAAAACTAACCCCATATCAGGTATCATGGCAGGCCGGATTCAATGTCCGGTCTGCTTTGGTATATACACTACCCTACCATGCCGGGATATAACTGCATGGGCTTCACGACCGCAGAGCGGCTGCGGATATACAAATTAAAGCGGAATCATGGAGCAGATTACGGAGGTACACATGGATTTTCTGAAAAAGCTGTTTGGTGATGGGCCTTTGACGTTTGAACAGTTTTCGGAAGCTGTGAAAGCGGCCAAGATGAACCTGGTCAACCTTGCCGATGGCGGTTACGTCAGTCAGGCCAAGTTTGATGACAAGGTGAACGGGCTGACGCAACAGGTCACCCAACTGAACGAGCAGATCACGCAGAGGGACAAGGATATGGCTACACTGCGGGGGAATCTCGAAGCAGCGCAGGCTGATGCGAGCAAGCTTCCCGGTGTCCAGCAGTCTCTGTCCGATTTGCAGGCCAAGTACGCGCAGGACAAGACCCAATTCGAGGCAAGCATGGCAAAACAGCGCTATGAATTTGCCGTGAGAGAAAAGGCGAACGGGCTGAAATTCTCCAGCACAGCGGCCAAAAAGGCGTTTGTGCAGGAGGCTATCAGCAAGGATTTCAAAATGGACGGAGATACTCTGCTGGGCTACGAAGATTTCGTGACCAAGTATAAGGCAGATGACCCCGGCGCGTTCGTGCAGGAAACCCCGCCTGCGGATCCCGGCAAGCCCACCCCGCCCACCATCACGCTCCCGGGAAAACATGATAAGCCCTCCGGCGCAAGGCGTTCTTTGGCTGAATTGATGCAGCTCAAGAACGAGCACCCCGACATGGAAATCAACTTCGACGCTTAATCATTTTCAAGAAAGAAAGGATGTTGAACAATGGCTGGCATTTTCGATGCGAAGCATTTTAACGCAGAAGTGTTCCAGAAGTATGTGGAGCGCATTCCCAACCCCCGTCTCACGGAACTTCTCAAGTCCCGCGCTATCCGTCCCCGTCCTGAGCTGGCACAGTCCATGCGTGATCAGGTGGGCGGCAACTACCTGTCTACTCCCCTCAAGGGCCTAATTTCCGGCACTACGCCCATCAACTACGATGGCGTGAACAACATCACTGCCGGCAGCACCGAAACCTATCTGCACTCCCGCGTTGTTGTGGGCCGTGCCGCCGCCTGGAGTGAGCTGGATTTCTCCTATGACCTCACCGGCGAAAACTTCATGGAGAACATCGCCGAACAGGTCAACGACTACTGGAACGAGATCGATCAGGACACCATCGTCTCTGTTCTCAAGGGCATTTTCAACATGACCGGCGCGGCCAACCTCAAGTTTGTCAACGGTCATACCAGCGACATCACCGCCGTCCTGAACAAGGAAGGTGAAACCGGTCTGATGGACGCCACCTCCCTGAACACTGCGATTCAGAAGGCTTCCGGCGACCAGAAGGGCAAGTTTAGCCTCGTTGTCATGCACAGCGCGGTTGCTACCCACCTCGAAAACCTCCAGATCCTCACCTACCGCAAGTTTAACGATGCGGACGGTATGCAGCGCGAGGTTGCTATCGCCGACCTGAACGGCCGTATGGTGCTGGTCGATGACTCTATGCCCACCGAGGTTGACGGCGACAACGTCAAGTACACCACCTATGTTCTGGGCGACGGCGCTATCGAGTACACCGATTGCGGCGCGAAGGTTCCCTACGAAATGGATCGTAACCCTGCGACCAACGGCGGTCAGGATCTTCTGTACAGCCGTCAGCGCAAGTGCTGGGCTCCCTTCGGCATCTCCTTCACCAAGGCGCAGATGGCCTCTAACAGCCCCACCAACGCCGAGCTGGAGAACGGCGCTAACTGGGAGCTGGTCAAGTCCGCTGGCGCTACGACCAAGTACATTGACCACAAGGTCATCCCGATTGCCCGGATCATCTCTCTGGGCTGATGATCAACTGAGAAAGGCGGTTTGACCTATGGCACATACGGCCTATCTAACGTATGACGAATACGTGACTTACGGCGGTTCTGCCAGTCAGACCGCCTTTCCTGCTTTGGAGTTCAAAGCAAGGAAACAGATTGACTATCTGACCGCGAACCGCGTTCAGGGCATGGAAACCGTGCCGGAGGCTGTCAAGCTGTGCATGGTGTGCGTTATGAACATGGAACAGGTCACGGGCGCGGAGGCGCAGGCCACCAATCCGCAGATGACGTCGTTCAATACGGACGGTTACAGCGAATCCTACGGTCATTCACTGAGCGCCGATGATACGGCAAAGCAGATCAAAAAGCAGATCACAGCGATGCTGTACGGCGAAACAGACGATAACGGAGTACCGCTCCTGTACAGGGGGGCGAGGGGATGAAGCTGTGCCAAGATACGCTGACCCTCTTTAATGCGCGTCTGGATCAGGAGCAGGACTGCACTGTCTACGAAAAGACCGTGATCAGCGGCATTTTCTGGTACGGAACCGTGAAAACGGCGGTCGGTGATACCGGGCTGAAATCTGCGAACCAGTTTACCATCCGCATACCCCTCGACGCTGACTTCGGCGGGAAGGTGTACTGCGATCCGGCAAGCTACACCCGCGCGGAGGACGTGAGCGGGTTGTTCACACTGAGGCAGGGTGACGTGATCGTCAAGGGCGCTGTCCCGGATACGATCACATCACCCGCGCAGGCGCACAAGGCTTACCCGGATACGGCATTCACCATACAGGGAGTGACCGATAACCGCAGCGCACCAAACGCTAAACACTGGAGGGTGGTGGGCGCGTAATGGCAACTGTTATCAAGGCAGATTTCCAGTGGAACATTGACCCTCTCAGGGCGGCAGGACTGGAACCGGGCGGGCGTGTACAACAGGCAATCGATAATGCGGTCATCCGCTATTCGATCCCCTATTGCCCGTTTGAGACGGGAACCCTTGCCACAAGTCCGTATCGCGCCTCCCCTCCTGGAGGCGGGCAAGTGATCTACAATACGCCTTATGCGCGGTATCTGTACTACGGTCAGGTCATGGGGCCGAACATCCCCGTTTTTGAGGATGATTCGGGCGTTCCTACGAGGTTCTTTTCCCCGCCCGGTCAGAAGAAACACCTTACAGGTAAAGCCCTCAAGTATAACCAAGACACCAATCCCGAAGCGGGCCCGTTCTGGTTTGAGCGCATGAAAGCGGCCCACGGAAAGGATATCGTGGAGGAGGCGAACCGCGTTGCCAACGGTAAATAATGTAGAGCACCTCCGCAAATGGCTCCGAGGGTGTCCGGCGCTTTTGCCGGAGAATCATTTTCGCGTGGATTATTTGGCTGAGGAACCTATCGAATACTCTTTGATATCGGTTCCGTCCACGATAGCATACCGCAAAAACGTTCTGGGCGAAGACATCCCAAGAAAACAGCAAGTGATGAATTTCATCTTTGCGACCCGGCAGGAATGGGGCGCGGATGAAAGGCAGAACATGGCAAACTTCGGTTTTTATCAGGACGTGATAATGTGGATGATAGAGCAAAATGCGGTGCGAAACTTCCCCCGCATCAATGATGGACGTGTTACGGCTATCAAGCCGACCTTGTCGCAGTATGTACACGCGCCAGGTACGGACAGCGCAAGGTATCAGATCCAGATTGAAGTGTCCTACGAATTGGACTTATAGGGGGATCTGAATGTCATACGCGCGGATTGTAAAAGGCACTCTGTACGCATCCTCTGATTTTGGCGCTATCAGGAATGGTACATGGTACATGACTACGGGTTACTATGACCCCGAAACAGGCAATGTCATGGTAAACCCCGGACTAACGATTGGAGGAAGAAAAATGGCTAAGTATGCACGTGAGCGGGTTATGTTCTTCGGCTCCTGGACGGGCGAAGCAATCCCGGAAAGCGCTTCTTGTGATATCGGCGATTCCACCGGCATCACCAAATGCACTGTCACGCCTGCCACCTTCGGCGAAGCTGCGAATCAGCTTCCCGGCGAATATGTGTTCATCTATGACGGAGACGGCTGGACGCTGAATGGCAATGCTGTCGCCGACATCGCTACCAAGTATGGCCTTGTCATCACTGGTGATCCGGCCAAGGGCGACATCATCGTCGTCACCTATACTGCTGCCGCTGGCGCGTGGGAGGCCCTGGGCAAGGATAACGATGACCTGTCCAAGGAGCTCAACCCCGATGTCGAGACCAGCAAGAACGTTCTCGGCGAGACCACCGTCACCCATTCCGGCTATGAGCCCGAAGTTGGCGTTGATCCGTACTACATCGATCCCTCCCGCAAGATGTATAAGCATCTGGCCGAGGTTGCCATCGAGGAGAAGTACGACGAAGCAAGCGTTCTGGGCTTCTTCGGCGAAGCGCATTTCACCACGGCGAACCCCGAGACCAAGAAGATGACTGGTTTCGTGTTCATCCGTCAGGCGTATTACGTCCCGCAGTCCGTGGGCGGCGATACGTCCGGCTGGGCTATCCCCGTGAACATCTATCCCATCGGTGCTGTCACCAAGAAGAAGATCGTTTACGATATGCCCACCAACGAAGCTACCATCACCGATCTCACCTGATAAGGGGATTGGCGATGCAGGGACGCGGCTACACACAATGGGTGAGCCGCGTCCCTTTCTTTGTGAATCATGAAGGAGGATGAAAACATATGGCTGCTATCCCTTTCCCCCGTCCCAGGAAGATTGAGCCCCAGCAGACCGCGACGCCGGACGGCAAGAATGTGTTCGCCGTTGATGACGGTACGCGGGAGGTCACTTTGGTCAACACCTACGGCAAAGTGATTTGCAAACTGCACTTCCGCACTGGCGAGCTTGCGATCCGTGACAGGTTCAACGCCCTGTCTGAGGATCTTCCCAAAATCGTTGAACCTTTGGAACGGGTGAACCTGAACCCCGATGGAAACACAGACGAAAGTGACGCAGGCTGGGCGACCCTCAAACAGGTTGAGGGCGCGATCAAACAGCGCATCAACGCCCTGCTCGACATGGATGAAGCGGACGAGATTTTCAAGACCCGGAGCCCCTTCTCCAGCATCGGCGGTGTGTTTTTTGTTGAGCACGTGCTCAACGCCATCGGCGAAGCCATCACTGCCCAGATCAAGGAAGAAGCTGCCCTGTCGAGAGCCCGTATCGCTAAATATACCGATGATGTGGCCGGGGATGGGGTGAATAACAATGCTGGGACAACTTCCGAAAACGCTGACAATTAACGGGAAATCATACCAGATTCGGACTGATTTTCGCAATATCCTGCGCATTTTCGAGGCATTCGCAGATAAAGACCTATCCGACAAAGAAAAGATGCTGGTCTGTTTACAGCGCATGTTTATAGACTTCTCAGCCCTCCCTTATGACGATTATAAGGAAGCCTACGAACAGGTGTATTGGTTTATCGGATGCGGCAAGCCGGAGGAAAAACGGCCTCCGGTGCGGACGTTTAATTGGATCAAGGACGAGCCCCTCATGTTCCCTGCTGTCAATAAGGCGGCAGGGCTTGAGGTTCGGGCTACCTCCTATCTCCATTGGTGGACGTTCATGGGCTATTTTGAGTCCATTGATACGGATTCACTGTTCGGCACAGTCCTTTCCATCCGGCAGAAAAAAGCCCGTGGAAAGAAGCTGGAAAAGTACGAACGGGAGTTTATTCAGAACAACAAGGCGCTCATGGCGCTTGATGCTGAGGAAGCAAAGCAACGCACAGCAGAAGAAAAACTGCTTGATATGTTCAATGATTTGGTAGCCGAGAAGGGTGGTGAATAACGTTGGCAAACGGCGCGGATGGTTCGATTGTAATTGATACCCAATTGGATAACACAGGGTTTCAGCGCGGATCACAGCAGATGGAACACGCGGTATCCAGTCTTAACAATTCGGTCAATCAGATAGGACAGAACTTGCAAAGCGCCGTGCAATCCATGAATACTGCCCTCCAAAACATGGGTTCGGCGGCACAGACTGCTGGTTCAAAGTTTACGCAGTACCTCGGAGCAGGCCAGTTTGACAAGGCTATGGGCGAGGCGCAGAGATCCGCGCAGGCACTCGTTTCAGATCTTGTCAGGATCGGTAATGCCGAGATGTCGGGCGTTAAGCCCGGTGCACAGTACGAGGGCCTTGTTGCCAAGATTCAAAACGCCGGAAACGCTTTGAATACGCTCAAGGGCCAGATGGATCAGCTCGCGGCGGTGCGGTTTGATTCGCAGGCAATGATCGACCTCCAGAAGCAGTACGACGAAATGGCTGCTAAGTACGAGGAGGCCAAGGCCAAGCTGAACGAGATGCGCGAGCTCGGATTCGGCGATGAAAACCTGAAATCCTATATCCAGAAGTGTACGGAGATCGAGAACGAGATCGACGCTATCGCCCAGAAGATGATTCAACTGGACGATAGCGGGCAGAGCTTCACCACGGGCGCGGACACGGAAGAGTACCAGAGGCTTTCGCAGAGCTACACGGATATGACAAGGGCGCTGGAGGTGTACAGGCAGGCAGCGGCTCAGATGGAACAGACCAGAGCCCCGGCAGAGGAAGCAGCTCAGGGCGTGGAACAGCTCAACAACACTGTACAGCAGAGTGCGCAGGTTATCAACAGCGCAAACATCGGTTATTCCGCGTTTAAAAGCCATCTGGCGGCGGTTGGACGTGTGGCCCTTACAACTACAAAGGCTCTCGCAAGCATGGCTGTAAAGGGCTTTAAAGCGGTCGGGACGGGTGTCAAAAATGCTATCTCCGCAATCGGTCGGTATATTTCCTCCCTCAAGAATATGCGTAAGCATAACAGTCAGGGTGCGCTGTCCGCGAACGGTCTTGCCCGGGCGCTGGTCAGCATGAAACAGCTTTTGATCGGCAGGATCAAAAGCACGTTCATCTCAACCCTGTTTGAGGGCCTGCGGAACGGTATACAGTCCTTCGCCAAGTATTCGGCGACATTCAACGCGGCCATCTCCGGCATGAAAAACAGCATGACCGGGCTGTCTGGCAATATCGCGGTCTTCGCGGGCAACCTCATCAACACCCTGGCCCCTGCGATCATAACTATAATTGACTGGCTGAGTAAGGCCATGTCGTATATCAACGCCTTTGTTTCCCTGCTGTCCGGCAAGGGCACGTTCACGGTTGCCAAGAAGGGTACTGCGGACTATGCCAAGTCCCTTGACAGCACAAAATCCTCTGCAGGTGGGGCCAGCAAGGCCGTCAAGGAGCTTAAAAATGAGGTCTTCGGTTTTGACGAGCTAAACAAGGCCAGCGGAAGCGGCGACACCGGCAGCGGCGGCGGGAGCGGCGGCAGTGCTGGAGGCGCAGACGATGGTGTCGAGTTTATGGAGAAGAGCATCTCGTCCCTGCCTCCCGCACTGAAATCCTTTATGGATTCCATCAAATCGGCTTTCAAGGCTGGGGAGTTTGAGAAGATTGGCGAAACGCTCGGAAGCGGGCTGAACATCATCACCAATAAAATCTCTACCTGGATCGACCGGATCAGGCCCCTTGCGGTGCTCTGGACTTCCAACATCACCCGCACACTCAATGGGCTTGTAGAGGGTATTGACTGGGAGGGCATTGGCGGTCTGTTCTCGAAGGGCTTCAACCTTTGGATGGAGATCATCGGCGGGTTCCTTAAAGAGTTTGATTTTGAGGAGCTCGGCAAGGGCTTCGCCTCCGGCATGAATGGTCTGTTCAGCGGAATCAACTGGACAAACCTCGGCGAAAACATCGCAAACGGCGTCAAGGGCATCCGCGACACCCTGCACGGCTTCTTCACCGAATTTGACTTCGCGGGACTGGCGCAGGGATTCACCGAAGGGCTGAACAACTGTGTCAGCAATTTGGAGCTTTCCAGCCTGGGTGCAGTGGTCGCCGAAGGTGTGAACGGGATCATCGCAACGCTGAATACGTTCTTCACAACCTTCGATTTCGCATCCCTGGCCGATGAATTGTCCGGGGGTGTCAACGGTCTGTTTGACAATGTCGATTGGGCCCTGCTCGGCGAGACTGTCGGCAAGGGCATTTCCGGCGTCGTAGATCTTATCACTGACACGCTTATTGGTATCAACTGGGTCGGCCTCGGGCAGGACTTGGCGCTCGGAACAAATACATTGTTTGCAAGCATCGACTGGGAAAAACACGCCTCAGATATCAGCGAATCCCTGAAAGGCGTGATCAGTGCGATCAATAAATTCCTCGAAGAAACGGACTGGCAAGCCATCGGTGACGATGCAGCTAAGTTTCTTAGCGGCATTGACTGGGCCGGATTGGTTTCATCCCTGACTGAGGGCATCGGGCTTGCGGTCGGAAGCATCGGAGAACTTATCTGGGGCCTGATCAAACCGGGCTGGGATAGCGTTGTTGGCTGGTGGAATGAAACCATGACCGCAAACGGCGGGGATGTGATCAAAACCCTCCTGGACGGCATCGTCACAGCGCTCACGAACATTGAAACCTGGGTACACGATAACATCATCAAGCCCCTGATCAGCGGACTCGAAAAAGCGCTGGGCCTCGAAGAGGGAACGATTGGTCAAACGGCTACACAGCTGTGGGAGTTTTTCAAAACTTCTGTTGAAACCGCGTGGACTACCATCTCGGGTGCGGTCAGTGAGTTTTTCACTGGCGTATGGCAGAGCATCACAGGCTTCTTTGGTACGCTGGGCGAAACCGCACAAGCGATTTGGAACGGCTTTGTCGAAGGTGTTTCCGCGAAGTGGGAAGAGATCAAGGGCGAAGTATCCAGCATATTCACGGGCGCGTGGGAAACGATCACGGGCTTTTTCGGTACGCTGGGCGAAGTTGCGCAGGCTATCTGGACTGGTTTCGTTGACGGTGTTTCCGCAAAGTGGGAAGAGATCAAGGGCGAGGTTTCCGGTACGCTAACCACCGCGTGGAGTTTGATTACGGGCGCATTCGGCTCCCTGTCTGATATCGCAGGCACTATCTGGGACGGTTTCAGCACAGCCCTGTCTACGGCCTGGACAAACGTATCCGGCGCGGTTACGAAGGTGTTTACGGACGCCTGGGACGCGATCAAAGGCGCTTTCACCAATATTGGAGACGTCGCTACAAACCTCTGGGAGGGCCTTAAAAATGGCCTGACGGAGGGCTGGGAAAAGCTCAAAGACACGATCCTCCAGCCGTTCAGAGATATGTGGGACGCGGTAAAGAAATTCTTCGGCATCGCATCCCCTTCTACGGAAGCGGCATCCATTGGTGACTTCATCCTGAAAGGCTTGTCTCAGGGCTTGCTGGATGGGGTTGCTGCTGTGCTCAAGACGGTTGCTGACGTGTTCGGCAGGATCTGGGACGCGATCAAAGCTATCTTTGGCTTTGGCGGCGGTGAAAGCGAAGAATCCAAAGATTCTAAGCAGGCCGGTGCGGATATCATGTCCGGCCTTTCTGAGGGCGTCAAAGGCAATGAAAACCTTGTAAAGGACGAAATCAAGAAAGCAGCTCAGGAAGCGCTGAAATCCTTTAGAACAGAGTTTGGCCTCCCTGAAAGCGGTTCCGGTGATGCGACCAAAACCAAGGAATTTGGCAAAGGCATCGTTACGGGCATTGCCGCAGGCATCAAGGAAAAAGCCACGGATGCGACGTTCAGCGATTCGGCGAAGAAGGTCTCCTCCGCTGCAGAATCCGCGTTTAAAACGGATATGAGCATCACGGGTTCCAATTCAAACCCCACAGCGGGCAAGTACAAATACATCGGCTGGGCTATTTGTAAGGGCGTTGCAGAGGGCATTGAGGAGAACAAGGGCTGCATCACGACAGCCGTTCAGGACGCCTGTTATCAGGCCCTGCTTGCTGCAGAGGGTTGCCTCGGTATCTCCTCCCCGTCTAAGGTGTTCGCCGAGATCGGCGATTACATGATGCAGGGCATGGCGGTCGGCCTGGAGGACGGCGAGCCTGCTGTCTCGCAGACCATCTCCGATATCGCGGAGTCCATCACAGAAGGCATGGGCGGTCACAGCCTGCAGCTCGGCATGGATTCAGCGGTTACGGGCATGGACGGTGTGGCAGACAAGCTCCTGCTGTTCGTGGATCAGCTTGACGCGGCATCGGCGGCACTCGCCAGAGGGTATCTGCATCAGCCTGCAATCGCAGATGGAAGCTACACACCCCCGAGGACAAGGATCGACACCGCAGACACGTTCGGCGGTATGTCTGACATGATCAACGAAATGCGCAGGCAGGAATCCGGACGGGACGAGTACATGGCCCTGATCCGCGACGAGATCCGGGAAGGTTTCGCGGCGCTCCTGCGCAAGGATCTCTCGGTGGACGGTCGAAGCATGGAACGCTCCCTGAACGGACTGCAGCGTGATCGAGTACGGGCATTCGGAGGTGGCTATTGATGTTTATCAATGATTATTCGACCTCAACAATGGGCGTCTTCCGAATCAATGATATTGACTACGCGCGATACGTTAAGGCAAAAACGGGCCTGAGCTGGTCGCGCGAAAACACGAACGATGAAGACGCGGGACGTGACGCGGGTCTGACGATGCACCCCAACGTCACGTCCCATCAACGGAAACTGGATGTGCGGCTCGGGCCGATGCCCTTTGCGGTCGCACAGCAGTTGGAAGCAGACCTCGAAGCAAACGATTCCGGAATCCGCGTAACATATCCTGACCTGATGGACGGGGTTGTTACGCGGCTTTTCTATAACACTTCGATCAAGAGCGCCATTGAGCAGTTTACCCCTGACGGCGTCATGATCGACGATATCCAATTCTCACTAATCTCAGTAAAGGAGGACACAGTTTAATGCAGACACATCCGGCAAACTGGGACTCCTTACTGGTGTCAAAGCATATTGTCCAGTACAGATTCACGGTCAACGGGATTGAGTACCCCAGCAGCTATATCAAGGGCACACCAACCATCGAAAAGCCCCTGATGCTTGAGCCTGTTATCGGGCGGTGCTGCACGGGCTCCCTGACCGTGATGATCCGCAGGCTCCCGGGCGTCGATATCCCCAAAGCGGCCCCGGTCACCGTTGACTGCAGACTGGCCGCTCCTGACGAATCCGTCATCACAGATTGGATCCCCCAGGGGCGGTATTGGATTACAAAGCGCTCCGGGCACGGTGAGCTTGTGTCGCTCACGTGCCGGGACGCTATGGTGTTCGCTGGTCAGAGCTTCGCGGACAAAACAACGATCCGCACCTGGCCCGCGACCATGTCGGCAGTGCTCACGGATGCTGCGCGGATTATCGGCGTTGAAATCGACGAGCGGACGCAGATTAACACTGGAGCCGGGTACACCATCGCAAAGCCCGGTGTAACGGTGCTGGTGTCTGACGTCCTTTGTGAAATCGCAGCGGCCCACGGCGGCAATTTCATTATGACTGAGCGGGGCAAGCTTCGGCTTGTCCCTTTTCCAACGGTCGCAGAACCAACCTCTCCCGATGTCAAAAAGGAGTACAAAGAGTACACCCCTTATTCCACAGGCCAGAAGACCATCTCCCGCGTGACGCTGAAAAAGCACAACGGCGATAAGTTCACCTACGGCGACGATACCGGGGTGGAGCTGGTGGGAGAATGTGACACGGCTACACAGACAATGGTCAATGAGTTGGGCAGCAGCTTGTCCGGTCGGAGCTTTACGCCTTACCGGATGACCAATGCCTATGTGGATCCCTGCATGGAACTCGGGGACACCATCACAGCGACGTGCGGCGGGCAGTCTCAAACCCTGATAGCCAATTCCATCCTTGCCACGTGCAGCAGCAGTTACACGTGCGAGGTGGAGAACGGCGTCGGTCAGGACGATGAAGAGGAGATCCATTACGAGACCCCACAGGAGGTCAAGCTTGCGCGGGCAAGCAGTATGGGCTACCGCAACGGCGAGGCCATCGCCGATGCGGAAGAAAAGATCAAGCGATTTCAGACCGCTATTGAGCAGACAGACCACAAGATCAGCCTGATTGCGACCGAAACAGACCTCGAAACCGCTGAAACGGTCGGGATGTCGCTGTTTGAGATCACAGCCCAGGATATATCCTCCATCGTTAAACAGAGCGGTACGGTCACTGCGGAATTTAGCAAAGACGTAGACTACAAGGCCGGTGACAGGGTTCTGTACAACGGGACGGCCTACCGATTCAAAGAAGATCATGATAAAGGTGATTGGATCGGAACGGACGTCGAGGTTGTATCAGATTTGCAAAGCCAGATCAGCCAAACCGCGACAGACCTGACCTCTGAAATCATAAGAGCTACGACAGTAGAAGGAACCTTGACAACCAATGTCTCGGTCATAAAACAGACTGCAGATTCTGTCAGCGCGGAAGTCAGAGCGGCACGGGACGGGAAAACCGACCTGAAATCAAGGATTGACGCAGAGGCCGGAAAGATTGCGCTGGTGGTCAGCAGCGGGACGGGCGGGAACACTGTCAACACGGCAAGCATCATCGCGGCGATCAACGGCGGGACAGGCCATTCTGAGGTCGCCATTGAGGCAAGTAAAGTGCTGATTAGTGGGGAAACCACAGTCAGCGGAATGTTTACGATTGGTGACGGCGGGGCCCTCCGGGTGCTGAAAAGCGCTATGATCGGCTCCGGCGACAACTACATAACGATAGGCAACGGTTCTGTTTTTGCTCAAAACTTCACGACCAAAGGCGGCGGCTATGTCAGGATCCCAGATGCGAGCGGTGCATATTACGACCTGAAAACCAATCTGATAAAGAACCTTTTCAAGGATGCCACGGTCAACGGCAATACACTGACCTTAACCCGTGTGGATGGTACAAAGGTGGATTTTAGTAAAGCCGCTCCGACAACGAACATTAGCGGTAGTTGGAGCGGCAATACTTTCAATGTTACCGCAGACCCGAACGGCACAGCAACCGTAACAGTCACGATCACAGCCGAAGAAGTGGGCTGGACTTATGAAACTGATGAACAGGTAGCAGCATACGGAAACGAAATCCGCGTTAATGAAGGAACTACGCGGGTACTTACACTTCCGCTGACTTTCCCCTCCATCACTGTTTCCCCAGTCCTAACGGCATCAGGCGGTACACCCAGCGCCACAGGCACAATCAGAGCCTATGGCCCTGAATCTGGAGGCAGTAAATACGAGGTTGACAGCACAACCGTTCATCTCCAGCAGTACAACGGGTACGTATACCTGACATCCAATAATAACACCCCGACGATTGGAACAAACGTGCTTGCGAGGCAAGCCCTTCCGGCACAGCGCACAGTGTCAAGTGTGGTCATGGCTGGAAATCCTCAAAGGAGCGGGGCTGTCTGGAACGATACAGCCACAGTCAGCCTCAGTGACGGCACTTCCTCATCAAAAAGCGCAGACGTGACTGACATCTATACTGCAGGTTGGACGGACGCAGTTGCCAGCATGTACCTTATCCCCACGGTTAATTCAGATATCAGCGAGGCAAAAACGGTAAGGATGTACGCGAAGCGGACACCCACTGCTGTTGCAGACGTGATCGATGATGTGACACTGACACCGCAGGCGGCTACACAGAGGACGGTGTCGGCACTGTCAAAGGTCACACTGGCCGAAACGGATACGGGGGAATCGACCCACACGGTTACAGTCACCTACGACAACGGGGAAACTGATACCGCCAGTGTAACGGTGGACGCGAGCAACATCCCCAGCCCAAGCAGCGGGTCAATCTCTATTTATGGAACCGACCAAGGCGACCCGGATAGCGACGTGAACCCCGGAACGATCACAGCCAGGGCAACAGGCAGGGCGACGAAATCAGCAAGTCTGTACATCACACAGGGTTCGTGGAAATCTGACAACACTTGTGCTGTAAACATCCGTCTTGGCAGTAACAGTGGAACGCTTATCGCTCGTATGTGGATTACCGGGCCGTCAGGCGGTGGCGGCGGTGAAGGTGGCGGCGGCGACAGTGGCAACGTACTGTACAATGTGCCCAGCGGTTCCACCGTAAACGTCGGTGCTGCTGGAACACAATATGCGACGGCCAATTATGACTATGAGTGGATCCCCGTCGCTTACACGCCATCAGGTGGATCACAGCTCAAGGGCTTCATGATGTCCAAATTTGTTGTCGGAACCAATGCCTATAAGGGAACCGGCACTATCAAATCCGGATGTAAAAACGGCATTACAAATGCCTCACTTATTATCCTGAACGGAACAACGACTGTTAAATCAAGCGACGGGAAGACCATCAGACTGAGATCCACGCCCAATACATAAGCACTCACAGCAATACACCATTCCGTCAAAATCAAAAAGGAGGAACACCCACTATGGCCACCAACGAAACCAGCAACACTATCCAGGCAGTTATCAACACTCTCAACCTGATCACGGTATCCGGCAAGCAGAATATGGACAGACTGCTTGGCAGTATCGTCGCGCTTGAGGGCGTCATCAAACAGCTTGAGGTTGTAAAGGAGGCCCAGGAGGAATGAGTACAAGCATTGCGGATAAAATCAAGAAAACGGTTGATCTGCAACGCGGCGTAGACTTGCACCAGCTCGGGCGGTTCTTCGGCAGTGATGAGACGCTGGGGCATGAGTTTATCATCACGATCCTCGACGGCGGCGAGCCCGTAGACCTCACGGGCGCAACCATCGCCGGGTATTTCTTCAAGCCGGATGGGCTGGTCGAGCCCATCCTCGGTGAGGAGAATACCAGTGTTGACGGGAACACCGTAACGGTCAGGCTGACTGCGCCGTGTTACACTGCGACCGGGCGTTTCACCTTCACCATTCGGGCGAACCACAACGGCGTGATCCACACGATCTACTACGCGACGGGCACGGTGACGAAAAGCTACACGGACGAGGCGAACACGAGCGGGGTTGTCAAGACGCTGGACGAGATCAATGCAGAGATCCTGGCCTTGCAGGACAAAGTGGACGCAGTGGCTGCAAGCATTCCCGCCGAGTACAGCGATATGGTATCCCACGTTGCGGAGATGTTCAGCGAGTCCAAGGCATATACAACCGGACAGTATGTCTGGAACGGATCGAAGCTGTATCAATTCAATGCGGACCATGCTGCCGGTGAGTGGATCGGTACGGATGCGGATGAGACAAATCTGGCTGACAGTGTTGTTGATCTGGACAGCAAAACAGATTCCATGTCGAATATGCTCTATTCGCATTATACAGAGCTGTCGCAGATCGGTGTAAGAAAGGGCTTCGCCATCTCCACCGCAGGACGGTATTCCACAAATTCCACCATAGCCGTCAGCGGTTACGGCGGTGAACTAACACCAACGATACAAGCCGGAGATACGATCACCATTGCGGAAGGGTATCTGTTCAGATACGCCATTTGGACGGTTCCGGTTTATGGCAATACGAATACCGACTACAAAATCTTCCATAGCCCCGAGATTGCCGGCCCAGCAACGGTGACCGTGTCCAAAACCGGATATCTAATTTTCAGTATATGGTACAGCGATAAGAGGACTATCCCTAACGATCTTACTGCGGAGGAAATCGCTGACGCTGCCACCGACTGCTATGTGCTTGCCGGCCCCAGGCTTGATCAGATCGCTAACAAAATTGCTGATATAGAGAAGGAACATCTCAAGCAAAGAGTCTATTCGGCTCATACCACAGTGTTTGAAGCCCAGAAAGCCATCGCGGATGACTGGCACTTCCCGCTCATCAACATTTCCAATGAATTGGGGCTTGGCTCAAAGCACCAGATCCCCGGAACAGCCAAGACTTGGAATACTTCTGGAACTACTGACCTTACTCAGAGAGGCACATGGATGTCAGACGCGATTCACCCCTTCCGCGGAGAGGGCCTTGTGGATATGTTTGGGCGAGCCATAGCGAATCAACTGGCTTTGATTTCTCCATCCTATCATGACGGACCGGGAGAAACCAGCCCGAGCTATTGGGCGGGGAAAAGGCTGCTCTGGATGGGCACAAGTATTCCGGCTGGTTCTGACCCGGATGCGGGGAGCGGAACCGGGGCGACTTATCCTTCCCTTGTGGCTACACAGCTTGGGGCCACGGCAATCAACATCGCAAGAGGCTCTTCCATGCTGCGTATCGCTTCTTCCACAGGAGGTTATCACGGTGTATCTTTAGGCCACTTCCTGCGCTCCCTTACGCGCATGAACGCCGAAGCGACTGTGCTTGCGGATAATTGGGACGATATTAAGGCCGCCTTCGGATCGTCCGCGCCGTCCTCTTTGTACAATTATTATCCGGACGGCAAGGGAGGAGTCGAGGATTTCACCTATGTCGATGTCATGCAGAGGAACTCCTTCGAAACCCTCCTGAAGCCCTACCTCGACGGCACCAACCCGGCCCCGGACCTGTACGTGATCGATCACGGCCACAATGATACGGCGAACGGCATTGACGGTGAGCGGGATTTCTGGATCGCGCCGACCGCGGAGAACATCGCCGCGGGGATCCTGGCGGAAGACAGCTACATGACCGCGAACGATTACGCCAATCTGAAACTGGCTCTGAACAATGATCTTTCCGGGATTACGGATTTGCCGAGTTTCGCTGCCAGCCTCAACCGGAACTGCTTTCAGGGAGCCTGTAACTTCCTGATTACCTTGATCCTGCGGTACAAGCCCTATGCCCGGATCGTGCTTATCAGCAACTACGACTGATCAGAAGGTGACTTATGAAAATCAAAGTCTTGATCACCCGGTTTGAGAACGCGAAGCACTTTACCTGTGATATCAACGACGTTGTCGAGGTTGACTTTGAAGAATATGTCGCCGCCGTTGTCGCCTCAGAATTGGCCTCTGGCGGTCTGGAGGGGTGTAAGGCGCAAGCTATCGCGGCACGAACGTTCGCCGTTCACAAGGGCGTCCTGCGCGGGCGGGCGATATCCGATTCGTCAGCGGTCGCCCAGGCTTACCGGGCCAGCAGATACGATGCGGACAAGTATCCCATCCCGCTCCAGGCGGCAAGGGAGACAGCCGGACAAGTGCTGACCTATAACGGCAAAGTGATCGATGCGGTGTACAGTTCAAGCAACGGCGGGAGAACAGTATCATCACAGGAGCACTGGGGAAACATTCTCCCCTATCTCATCGCCCAGCCCGATCCGTGGGACGCTGCAACAGGTCAGCCTAAAACCGGTCACGGCGTAGGCATGAGCCAAGTGGGAGCACGATATGCTGCACAGACGGGGGTGTCTCACAAAGACATCCTCGCCTTTTATTATCCAGGTGCAGTGATCACTAACAATTATGGGGAGGCGGTGATTCCAGTGAATGACAAAGTCCAAGCCGTAATCGATCTGGCAAAAAGCAAGCTCGGAGACCCGTATGTGTACGGCGCTTCCGGGCAACAGTGCAAGCCGAACGTGCGCAGGCAGTACGCAGGATACCACCCTGAGTACAAAGATAAGATCTACAAGGCTTGTCCGGTTCTGAGCGGCAGGCAGTCCACCTGTTCAGGCTGTAAGTGGGATGGCCATTTGTGCTATGACTGCAGAGGGTTTACCTCCTATGTGCTGAAACAGGCTGCAGGAATCAAGCTGGAGGGTGGCGGGGCAACCAGCCAGTACAACACAAATTCCAACTGGGATGCCAAGGGCGAAATCTCCGGAATGCCGAACGTGGTCTGCTGCGTCTTCAAACGCAAAGGCGAGAAGATGGGCCATACGGGGCTACACATCGGAGACGGGAAGATCATCCACTGCAGCACCACGGTCAAGGAGGGCTCAACGAGTGACGCCTCCTGGACGCACTATGGCGTCCCAGCGGGACTGTATACCAATCAAGAGATCAAGAGTAAGGGAGTGGTAGCCTTGAAAGCGACACTGAGGCGCGGATCAAAAGGTGATGCCGTGCGGGAATTACAACTGGCTCTGTATCATCTGGATCATGAGAATCTGATGGTGGATGGCATCTTCGGTGGCAAAACTGAGGCGGCTGTCAGGGATTTTCAGGAGAAATGCGGGCTTGCGGTTGACGGCGTCGTGGGGCCGAAAACATGGGCCGCAATCGCGGAAATGCTGCAATCAATCGGTATTGTTGACCTGGTCAAGATCGACGATGCGGAGGAAAAGAAGCCCGCCGAAAACCCGAACGGTTATGTCCTGGATGACGGACAGCCCACAATCGAAAATAAGCCTGTCGTGCTGACGTATCCCGCAGGGCAGAAGATCACCCTTGACCCGGTCACAGCGGCTGATATCGCGGCTAAAATCGCCGAAAAAGCGGGGCAAAACCCGGTTGAAATCATTGCAGGCGTTGGCTGTACGGTGACGCTTACAGCTGTAGGCGCGATGAACATCTATCAGCAGATGCAAGATGCCTGGGGGGTGAAGAGCTGATGTGGTATCAAATCTTGGCCCTGATCGGCATTCCGAGCATCGTCACGGCCCTGCTGAATTATTTTGAACGTAAGGCAATTCGGAAGGAAACAGCAAAGGCAAAATCACAGGACAAGACGGATGCTCTTGCCCTCGGGGTGCAGGCGCTTCTCAGGGCCCAAATGATAGCTGACTACAATCATTACAGTGAAAAGGGCTGGGCTCCCATATATGCCCGAGACAATTTTGAAAACTGCTGGAAACAATACGAGGCATTAGGCAAGAACGGTGTAATGCGTGACATCCATGATAAATTTATGGCGTTGCCTACGAGCAGAAAGGAGAATAACGATGACTAAGCAGGAATGGGTTAGGAAGATTACATCAAGGAAGTTCTGGTTGGCGATTGCGGGACTGGTGGCTGGCATTGTGAAATTCATGCAGAACCCGACAACGGACGCGCAAGCGATTTCTGGCCTGATTCTGTCCTTCGGATCGGTGGTTGCTTACATCATCGGCGAGGGCCTGGTCGATGCCGCGCGGGCGACGGATACGCCTGACGGTGATTGGACGAGCGGTTATCTGGTCGCCGGGGTGAATAAAGATCATCCTCCCGAAGCCGTCACCACGACCAGCACCGAAACCGAAGCCGAGGAGGTCGAAGATGAAGAAGACAAGGAAAGCTACACGGACGAAGATGCCGAAGACGATGACCTGAAATAAGGAAAGGAGGAATAGCACGTGGCAAACTATGTGGATCAAATCAACCTCAACGGGGTAAATGCTGATATCAAAGGCTGTGACTACTATGAAGGGTGCAACCTCGCTGAGAAATTTGCCGATGAAATCGCCGGATATTCCGATGTGTGGGCATGGATCAAAGCCCGTATTCACGCAAAAAATTACAGCAAGATTCATGTTGGAGACTACATCCCACTTGAGGCTGGTGGTCTTAACTACAACGCCACAATCATGGGAATTAACACCTATAAGGGAATGGGGTCTATCCAGACCTATGACCACATCGATTTCACCCTGGGGAGATGGATGAAATCAGCAGTGCGCATCAGTTACGGCAGATATATTGGTTTCGCCCCCACCTATTCATTCACAGGTGATGGAAGCAAAGTGGCATTCATCCTTGCTGATGCGATTGTCGAAATTGCAAAGGTTACAGTGGGAGGCACAGTTACAAAGGAGTACACGTATGATGCCTCAACGAAAACCGTTACGTTCAACAGCGCTCCCGCCGCCGATGCAGCTATTGTTGTCACAGCCAAAGGCAGTGAGTACCCGTGGCTGGTTTCCCCCGGGTATGCTTTTTGTAATTCACTTAAAATCAACACTCCCGGTTATCAGTTGAAAGCAGATGGTTCTGCTGCGGTTGAAGTGGTGGATTACACAGAGGGCGGCGTTTACTACTACCTCCCGGATGAGCTCAAAGCAGTGATCGCCGAAAAGCTTGCGTATATTCCGAAGCGCTTTAGCAGTGGGGACACGCTGCCAACGGAAAACACGGGGGCCGGGTGGACAAACATCGGCAAGATTTGGATCCCTACAGAAATGGAAATGCTCGGCCAGTACAGAGGGTCTAATAAGTATGAATCCCGGGCAGATGTACAGTACCCGTTGTTCATCGGTCAGGCGAAATGGCGTGCTCCACGTACTACCAGCTTTAGTGGGCAGTGGGTTCTCACTCCGAGCGACACAGAGGGGAGCTTTGATTTCTTTGCGAATGATGGGGCTCTTTCTTCCAGCACCACTAATCATGCCTCAAATTCAAAGGCAATTACTCCCTGCTTCCGCATTTCTCAGTGGTAATCACTCCAAGGCTCCCGTTTCGGCGGGAGCCTTTTTTTTGTCTTACAGAACAATGTAAGATTGTTCTTACATCGTCTTACTTTGATTGGTTTGTAAGAAAAGCCCCAAAATCGGTCTTACATTGAATTTTGAATGTAAGATAAATGTAAGAACAGACATAATGCCCCAAAACCCTTATAATATCTATATTTTCTATATATTTCTTACATTCTTATATTATTTATATAATAGAGTATATAAATAGGCGCGTTAGGGCGCGCACGTAGCGCACGTAGCGCCTGATGCGCCCACATTGCGCATGTATATACGCGCGTGCGCGCGTAAGTAAGACGGGTGGTTCTGAGCACAAAAAAAAGGACGCGCTGGTTTGCGCATCCTCACAGCCTGTCACCATCTGGCATGACAAAATATGATTCATACTTGACACCCATCTTCTCGGCGAACAGCAACAGCTCCTCTTCGCCGAAGTTGTTCCGCTCCAGCTTCTGGCTCAGATTCTGCCGGGATTGCCCGGTCAGCTCTGCAAGCTGTGACACGGTCATACCTTGGCGTTTCAGGATCACTCTGATTTTTTCGGCAGTGGACAATTCCATAAATTCACCTCCTCGTCTGGGATGATACCATAAAGCTGTTTGGATTGTCAACCGAAACATTGACACCGGAAAATATTTCTTGAAAAAGTCAGAAATAAATTGCAATTGTGCATTGACAAGTGCAAGAAAATCGTTTACAATGTCTTTGCAAGGTTGATTTAGCAACCGAACAACATCAACTTTAGGAGGATGTATCATGGATATCAAGAAAAAGCTGGAAGTCATGGCGCAGATCGAAGCGGCGAACAAGCGCCACCTGGAACAGTGGAAGCAGGAGGAGGCCCAGAAGATGCTTGCGGTGTTCGTGGACGTGTACGGCTCCGGACTGGTCAAAGCTGTCCGTGTAAAGGATGATCTTGACGAGTTTTACAGCTTCCTGGACTGCACCACGATTGACATGCCGACCCGCTGGATCGGAGGCAAGGAATTTGTGGTCATCTGTGATGACGAGGCCCTTTTCCGAAACGGATACAAGCCCTCCGCGTACAACGGCAACGAACGTATGCTGGTTGGCAATCTGCTCATCGTCGCTGACGCAGGCGGCGGGGAGGTCAGGGGCCTGACCTGGGATGAGGTCGTGCACATCATGAGTCGCATAAGGGGTTTCAGCAGGACAGAGCCGGACGGAAGCACAAGCACCTGGGTAGGGTTGATCGACGTAACGTACACGCAGGATGAGGGGAATCATTGATCCCCTCTTTTTTTATGCCCTGAGATCCTCGTCTCCTTGCGTGTGTAGCCGCGTTCCTCCGCTCCCTCACGTAAACTGTCAGCTTGCCAATAGCAAAAACTAATTTCCGTTAGCAAGAAAAAAGTTTGCAAAAGTGCTTGACAGATGCAAGAAAATCGTTTACAATGTCCACGTAAGCGACCACGGGCCAGCCGGGGAGCCCTTAATCCCCCGGCAGAAAGAGAGGGACATCATGTATCAGATCAAGCACCTCACCTTCGACGTCGCGGACATGAAAGAAGCTGCCCGCAAGCACCTGGAATCCTGCATGGCCTATATCACAGCTTACAAGCAGAGCAACAAGGACTACGAGCTCAAGTACGCGGCCGTTGACTTCGGCAAAGCAATGGTTTGGCTGGACATGCTCGAAGATATCGGTATCGCCTTTAACTCCGAAGACGAGCACATCGAAACAATGCTTGAGATCGCATCGGAGAACGGATTGGAGTAAAAGGAGGAGGACGCCATGAAGCGCCTGGACAGAACACTTGCGAGGGAAATCAAAGCAGCCAACGGTGACGGAAGCAGGGAAGCTAAATTCTCCCTGCTCCACAAGATCGATGACGCGGTGAAGGACTTCTCTACGCCTAACGTCATCCGGGATTTCGACCAGCTTCTCGTGAAGCACGGCAGGGCTGTCACTGCTATCTGCATCGCCGCTACCATCTGGGAGCGTCGGGAGCGCCTGGAGGGTTGGCAACTGACTTGGGCGCAGGAGGTGATTGACCTCTGGACTACCAAACCAAAGACGGAAAACGGGATCGGCAGGGCCTATATCGATGACGGTCTGCACCCCACCCGCATCTGCGAGTATGCCGGACAGTTTATCCGGCTCAATTCCGAAGACTGAAAGGAGCATCGATCATGGTAGAGTATTCGGTTATTCTGAAACGGTTCCCCGGATCCTCCCGCCCGGATGTCTGCATCTTCCGGGACGAAGATCGAGAAAAAGCTATCCGGGAGATGAAGAAGTATGTTGACCGGAACGGGTTTTCGATCTACGACAGTGACGGGCATTTCACCATCGCCAGTGTTCATCTGGTAGCCAAGGAGCCTATCGTAGGTGCTCCCGTTCTCAGTGAAATTGCGTATCACGATCTTTTTGATTATCTGGGCAACCGCAAGCCGGATCCGGCTGCGGACTGGTGACAAGGAGGCACGCATCATGAGGCACAAGCGCACGTACATCTGGGCCTATCTGGACGGCAAGAAGCTGGTGGAAGTGATTCAGGCCGCGCTGGATAACAACATGACAGTCGATGAGGTCAAGGAGTTGCTGATCAGGGAGAACCCCGGGCACGAGGTCACCTTCAAGATCGTCAGGAAGTAAAAAGAGAGCTACACAAGAAAACAGGCCGGGATGCTATCAAGCGTCCTGGCCTGTTTCAATGATGATCATGAACACGGTTCCGAAGATCGTAATGCCTTTGGGTTCGTGCCTGATCGCTATGGTGGAGCATTGAGTGCTGTGTACGAACCCGTCACTGTCCTCTATGTCGAGGTTTTCCACGGTGTCGAGGGTCACTGTGTTACTGTCTGAGGTGTAATTGTATACAATCTTGATATGATCGTCGTACACAAACACCGCGTTGACGAAGGTCTGTATCAGGCGTTTCTGGCAGGCGCGGTCGTTGATGTCCGCGTCTCGGAATGCCCGCAGGAAGAATGCGATATGGTCTCTGGTCAGCCGGAATCCGGATGCAAGCTCCAGCTCGGCCATAGAGGCCGTTATTTGGGCTTTCTGTGCGTTTAATTCATCAAGGCGGGATTTTATACGGTCGTTGAATGCCCCCGCCTCAATGGCGCTAATAAGGCGGTCTATGGACGTGTTCACAGTGGCAAGCTCTTTCTCAAGCATGTCTTTCTGATCCACGTTCCCGTTGGTCGCGGTGTAATACTCGTAGGTCTTATCCGCTATCCAGTCCAGCAGCTCGTCATCCTCCAGCAGTTTTCGTGTGGCCTCAAGCACTCTTTTTTCGATCCAGTCCTGCCTGACCGGGCGCTTGTCGCAGATCTTCTTTTTGCGGTGGCCGACGCATGAATAATAGCTGTGTTTGGCCCCGGTATGTGAGATGCCGGACTCACCAATCATCGGGGAACCGCATTTCCCGCAGAAGATCTTATCCGTCAGGATATAATCCTGATGCGTCCAGGTGTGGGACGGGGCTCTCCTGTTCACTTTCATAAGCTCCTGCACCCTATCAAAGAGATCCTTGTCTATGATGGCCGGTACACCGTCTTCAACACGCACAAGATCCTTGAAGATGTACAGGCCGATGTACTTCTCGTTGTGCAACAGTCTCGCAAGGCTGGACTTGGAAAAGGGCTGTTTCCTCGTAGTCCGGATGCCCTGCTCGTTTAGCCAGGTGATGATCTCCGTTTCTGTTGATCCTTCTGCGTACAGCTCGAATATCTGCTTGACGATAGGCGCGGTGTCCGGGTTGATTACGAACCGCTTGGTCTCCGGATCCACGCTGTACCCCAGGGGCCTCGTCCCTCCTATGCAGTGTAGCTTTCTCGCCGATTCAAGCTGTCCGCGCCTGATGTTCGTCGCGAGCTGGAGGGAATAGTATTCAGCCATTCCCTCCAGCACACTTTCCAGAATGACGGACTCCGCGCTGTCTGGGAGGTTTTCGGCAACATACTCGATGCGGACGCCGTTTTTCTTGCACCGATGTTTGTTGAAAGCGATGTCCTCCCGGTTGCGTCCGATCCGGTCAACCTTCCATGTGATGATCACGTCAAACTGCTTTTTGTCTGTGTCTGAAAGCATCTGCTGGAAAGCGTCGCGGTTGTCATTCCTTCCGGTCTGTGCCCGGTCGCAGTATTCTTTTATGACTGTGTATCCGTGTTTTTCCGCATACGCATGTCCTGCTGCAAGTTGGCCCTCAATAGACTGCTCGGTCTGGGAGTGGCTGGAGTACCGGGCGTAGATGGCCGCAAGGATCGGTTCGCCCTTCGCCTTTTTAAGATCTGCACTGAATGTTATGCTTACAGGCATAGCACACCTCCCTTACTGGCGGAGATACTGCCCGACGTTATCCTTAAATTTGCCCTGGTGGATCTTCCAAAGGTCGATGATGTTGCCAACGACGCAGAAATTGCCGACAGTGATCCAGCAGAGGAATCCGCGGCCAATCCTGCCAACGTAGAAGTAATGCCAGCCGAAGATCCCACCGATCAGGCAGCGGAAGAAAGCGCCTCTTTTGTTCTTGTCGCTTGCGATGGTAACGTAATTAACGTTTTTCTTTGCCATACTGTGACACCCCTTTTTATGTATACAAGACTGGCCGTCCATGTTTGCCTCATGGACGGCTGTTCTTATTTGTCTGTCTTTGTCTCTTCCGTTTTCGCAAAATCCCCGCTCTTTACAAGGGCCTTTGCTGTGGTCAGCACGGTTGCCTTTCCTGCGTCGTTCAGCTTCCTGTACGCTTCCAGGAGCTCGGTCTCGTCCTGCGGATTTTCTTTGTCTGTAATTCCGTAAAATTCTGACATGGAATCCATGTGGAACAGGTAGTACAGCTTAATGAACATTTCCGCGTCCGGCTGTCCATGACCTGTCTCCCAGGCGCTGACGGTCTTACCGCTTTTCCCGATTTGCTCGCCGACCTCGTAGATCGTCATACCGGATTTTTGACGATACTCTTTCAGTTTTGACGCTAAAATTGATCGGGCAGATTGATCTTGCGTCATTTTGTCTACACCTCCTTTCTTTTCTACATAATATCATAGACCGAATAACGTTGCAAGATATTTTTCTGCAATTTGCAGATTTTTTTATTTGAAATCTATTGACAATCTGCTTTTTGTAGATTAAGATATGCACGTATCCACGAAATGCAGACAAGATTCCGAAGACGTCCAGCGTTTCGTAGAGAGGAGGTAAAGGAATGGACGCAATTATTGCCGTGGTGCGCAACGCGATCAACGAGAAGGGCATGACGATCAAGGCGGTCGCCGAAAAGGCCGGGATGCCTGTACAGAACCTGTCCGCAAGCCTGTGTGGACGGAGACGGCTCCTCGCCACCGATTTCATCGCCCTGTGCCGCGTTCTGGGCATCTCCCCGGAAGACGTAGTCAACAGCGACAAAGCGAGCTAAAGCCGTCATAAGGAGGGAAAAGAAATGGCACACGTGAAGATCTGCCCACCAAAGATGCCTGCCGTTGAAGTGCGTGTGCTATGCGCTACGGTACTGGACTCGGTAACAGCCTTTTACCAGGATCCAGAGAATCAACGGCGGTTTGAGGAATGGAAACGCAAGAAGGAGGTAAAAGAGAAATGTTTGAAGTCAAAGTGACCGTCGATGCTCCGGAATTGGCAAGCGCGATTAACCGTTTGGCTGATTCCATCGGCAGGGTGGCAGGCGGCAAGGTGGCGGGCCTTTCCGCGATGAGTGTAACCCCCGAAGGAGCATACATTATGAGCACCACTCCGGCTGTAATCGCTGAGGAACAGGCTCCCGCTATCACCCCTGCCCCCGTAGATGTCCCGCCGATGGTGGAAGTCCCTGCAACCCCCGCAGAACAGCCTGTAACGGCCCCTGTGGCCCCGGTTCCCGCTCCTGCCAAGAAATATACCTTCAAGCAGATTTCAAAGGCTGGCGCGGCTCTGTGTACGGATGTGAACAAGATGGATCAGCTTGTGTCCCTGCTGAACAGCAAATACGGTGTTCCGGCTATCACGATGATTGACGAGGCCCGTTATAACGAGCTGGCCGCTGACTTGATAGCCCTGGGCGCAACCATTGAGGAGGATTGACCATGCCGACCCCAACAGGACACGCACTGCTTAGTCCTTCCGGGGCGCACAGGTGGCTGGTCTGCACAGCGGCTCCCCGATTTGAAGAGCAGTTTCCCCCATCCGGTGATACCAAGTACACCGCCGAAGGAACCCTCGCGCATAGCATCTGTGAGCTGTACGCACGTCAGGCGTTTGGCAGTGTGATGACGAAGCGCCAATTCAACGCGGCGTTGAAAAGGCTGCAGGCAGACGAAAGCTACACCCCCGAGATGCTGGAAACCGCGCAGGCATACGTCAATCATCTGACCGAAGAGGCAAACCAGTTCCCTGACGCGCCGAACGTCTTTTTCGAGCAGCGGGTCGATCTGACAGACTGGATCCCTGACGGCTTCGGCTCCTGTGACTGCATCATGATCGGCGGTGACACCCTCCACATCACAGACTATAAGCATGGTGTGGGCGTCCCGGTCGAGGCAAAGGGCAATTCCCAGATGAGGCTTTACGCCCTCGGCGCTTTGAAGATGTTCCGGGCTATCTACGGTGACATGATCAAGAACGTGTCCATGTCCATCTGTCAACCCAGACTGTTCGACACAGCGAAAGAAGACCGTATGACTGTGCCGGAGCTTCTTGACTGGGGCGAGATGGTCAAGGTCAAGGCCCGTCAAGCCTACGATGGAAAAGGCGAGTTTTGCCCCGGCGAGCACTGCAAATTCTGCCGAGGGAAGTACCAGTGCCCCGCCAGAGCCCAGCAGAACACAGCCCTTGAGGACTTCGCCGAATGCGTCACCCCGGATAAGGCAGGCGAAATAAAAGACCCACAGGCAAGAACGGTGCTGGGGCTCCCCCGGATGCTCACCAACGATGAGATCGGAGATCTTCTCCGGCGCGGTGAAAACCTTGTGTCATGGTACAACGATATCAAGGAGTACGCCCAGAAAGCCCTGCTGAACGGCGAATCAATCGCCGGATGGAAGCTGGTAGAGGGCAAGAGCAACCGCGTGATCAACGATGTTGACAAGCTGATTGAGGCCATGCAGGAGGCCGGATACGACCGGGCTGTGCTGTACAAGACCGAACCGCTCACCCTGACGGCCTACGAAAAGCTGGTCGGCAAAGCCAAGTTTGCTGAGAAGTTTGGAAGCATGATCAGCAAACCAAGAGGCAAACCGACACTTGCCGGCGAGGAAGATCCCCGGGATCCCTGGAGCTCGGCTGCGGATGACTTCAAGGATGTGACCGCCAATGCCTGATGCGATGATCATTCAGGGCAAGGTTGAATACATCTGGACTGATGAAGACTTTGCCCGGATGCTCCGTGACAAGCTGGGCGACGATGCAGAGCGGTACTTCCTCGGAATACTGTTTAGCCGTGAGCAGGCTCACAAATGCCCTGGTGAGTGTGATAAAACCTACCGCCTGCAGGAGCATTACGAGCGGGTGCTAAAGGATGTGCGCGACGAGGTCGCCGCGTGGAAAACGCGCAAGATGACCAAAGATGAGATTGATGATAAGCGTGAACAGTTAATCATGACAATTGACCATGAATTGTGAAGGGAGAAAAAGATTATGTATCAGAATGATGCTCAGAAGGTTCTTACTGGCGAAGTGCGTCTCACCTACGTTTATGTGGATAACCCCCGTCAGCCCCATGATGCGAAGGGCAACCCCACGGGCGATGCCAAGTACACTGTGACCCTGCTGATCCCCAAGACCGACACCGCTACCAAGGCTGACCTGGATTCCGCGTTCAATGCCGCCGCTTCCGCTGCGGTCAATACCAAGTGGAACGGTGTTCGTCCTCCACAGTTGGATGCTCTGATCCATGACGGCGACGGTGTCCGCAAGGACGGCACTCCCTACGGCCCGGAGTGCAAAGGTCACTGGGTACTGACTGCCTCCAGCAAGAACAAGCCCCAGTGTGTCGGCATTGACAATATCAAGTCCGAATTGGATCCCCGCGATGTTTACTCCGGAATGTACGCCCGTGTCACTGTCCGGATGTACGGCTATAACACCGGATCGAAAAAGGGCGTCGGCTGCGGCCTGGGCAACATCCTCAAGATCCGCGACGGTGAACCCCTGGCGGGCAGTGCGAGCGCTGAGAGTGATTTTGCCGGGATCGGTGCTGTGCCGGGAACGGCTACACAGGCGATGGGAGCAATCAACCCCGTGACCGGCCTGCCGATGTAAGCTATACGTTCGGGAGCTGGGCGCTTATGTTCAGCTCCCGCGTTTTAAAGGAGGTACAGCATGAATCCTGCCAGCGAAAAGATGAAGCTGATCATCTGCGAAGTGACCGACCTGTCCCGGTCAATGGGCGCTTATCTCGCAGAAAAAGACAAACTGGGAAGAAAGCCGCAACAGGGCGACGGAGCAGAGTACCGTGAAGACGGCTACGGCGGCACCTATCTTCACAAGGAAGGACTGCCGCAGGGTGCAACCGCAACGGCACTCAAGCGAAAGATCGTCAATATCCGGGATCACCTGAACGAGCTTGGAAAGTTGGTCTGATTATGATTCATCATCTGAGTCTGGATCTCGAAACCTACTCCAGCGTGTCCATCCGTGATGCCGGCGCGTGGAAGTACATCCAATCCCCCGATTTTGAGATACTGCTCCTTGCCTATTCCCTTGACGGTGCGCCAGTTGTGGTTATTGACGTTGCCAGTGGTGAGACGGTTCCGCAATGGCTGGTGGATGCCCTGACAGATCCGAATTACATTAAGCACGCTTACAATTCTCCATTCGAGTACGGATGCTTTGATCGTGTGTACGGCGGTATGGTTCCCTCGCAATGGCGGTGCACGATGTTTCACGGCCTGTACTGCGGGTATACGGCTGGTTTGGACGCAACAGGCAAGGCCCTCGGACTGCCGGAGGATAAGCAGAAATTGAGCGTTGGCAAGGCCCTTATCCGGTACTTCTGCGTTCCCTGCAAACCGACCAGATCAAACGGTCAGCGGACGCGGAACCTCCCGAAGCACGATCCTGAAAAGTGGGCGCTGTTTAAGGAGTACAACGCGCAGGACGTCGTAACGGAGATGGAGATCGAAAAACGGCTGTCCCTTACGCCTGTCCCAGACTGGGTACAGCACCAGTGGGAGGTTGACCTGACGATCAACCAGCGAGGCGTCGCGGTGGATCAGGAGCTTGTGCAGGGCGCTCTGTACATGGGCGCAGTCACGAGGGATGCGCTGATGAGAGAAGCTACACAGATAACGAGGCTTCAAAACCCGAACAGCGGGAAGCAGTTGCTTGAATGGCTGAACGATGCGATGGGAACCGGAGAAGATGCGCTCCCGAACCTCCGCAAGGACACTGTTTCAAAGATGCTTGACGGGATGGAAGAGGGCGACGTCAAGCGGGTGCTGGAAATCCGGCAGGAGCTTTCAAAGACCAGCACAAAAAAGTATGATGCCATAGAAGAGTGTGTCTGTGCAGATGGCCGGGTGCGCGGCCTGTTGCAATTTTACGGGGCCAACCGGACAGGGCGCTGGGCTGGTCGGCTTGTCCAGGTGCAGAACCTTCCGAGAACGTACACCCAGAACATAGAGCTTGCCCGGGATCTGGTGCGCAAGAAAGAAACTGGAGCCCTGCGGGTGGTCTATGGATCTGTGCCTGATACACTGTCTCAGCTCATCCGGACAGCCTTTGTAGCAAGCCCCGGAAATGTGCTTATAGACGCTGATTTTTCGGCGATTGAGGCCAGGGTGATATCTTGGCTTGCCGGTGAAGAGTGGCGCTTACAGGCGTTCAGAGATGGCAAAGACATCTACTGTGAAAGCGCCTCCCAGATGTTCGGTGTCCCAGTGGTCAAGCATGGCATAAACGGTGAATTGCGGGCCAAGGGAAAGATCGCGGAATTGGCGCTTGGCTATCAAGGGGGCGCTGGCGCACTGATCAACATGGGCGCTCTGGACATGGGCTTGACCGAAGACGAATTGCCCGAAATCGTAACGCGCTGGAGGAATGCCAACAGCAAGATCCGTAACCTGTGGTACGCGATGGACAGTGCGGCGATTGAGGTTATCGGGCGTGGAGGATCAGCAGAGGTCAACGGAATCAAGCTGTCCAGGGAATACGATACGGCGCAGGGCGTATCTAAGCTGGTGCTCCAGTTACCCTCCGGACGCTGTCTGTATTACATCAACCCATCCCTTGGCACTAATCAATTCGGCGGTTCTTCAATCATCTACAACGGTGTTGACCAATCTACAAAACGCTGGAAGCACATCGAAACCTACGGGGGCAAGCTCGTTGAAAATTGTGTCCAGGCTATCGCCCGTGATGCCCTTGCGGGTGCACTGGATCGGCTGGAAGCTGCTGGCCTGCCAATCGTATTCCACGTTCACGACGAGGTTGTCATTGACGCAAAGCCCTTTGCAAGTCCAAAAGAGATGCTTAAAAAGGTGACAGACATCATGGCCGCGCCTATACCGTGGGCCCCCGGACTGCCCCTGAATGCGGAGGGTTGGGTCGGTGATTTCTTTACCAAGGATTAAGTTATCGGAGGATCATACGATGGATGATAAGTTTAATACCCTGACCGCTATAGCAGTGATTAACGTCATGCTTACCGCGTTCCTCGTCCTGGCACTGCCCCTGTGCCTTGTCATTCTTACCAGAAATCCGATTTGGATAGTGATTTATGCCCTGTACGCGCTCTTGGCTGCGGCAGTCCTCAACTGGTCAAAGAGCATGGAGAAAGGAGAATGATCATGAGCGGAGGTCATTACGGACACGGATACCAGCGCGAAACGAGCTATGTCAATGCCGGGTATAAGCAGATCAAACAGGTCTCCCGGCTTGACTGGTGGATCAGCTTCTGGAGGATCCTATCTCAGATCCTCGTCTTTGCCCTCTGTGGGCTGTCTATCTGGCTTGTCTATAACGCCTACAACAGCAGGGTAACGTGGCAGATGATCGCAGTTTACTGGGCCTGTGCGGCCCTGAAACACGCCTGTGACTTTATCAAAGGGAGGCTCAGTCAGGTATGAAAATCACGAATGCAAGTGTTGAGCTGGTCGGCGGGAACGTGGGTGTATTTGATCGCGCGAAGCACGTAGAGCTGTGCGGTCGCGTCTGCTATAAGTCCGAGGACAGGATCACTGCGGACAGCGCCGAGAAATTTATCGCTGGGATCATTAAGCGCGGGCATGAGGCCGTCCTCGAACATGCCAGGATCACCCTCGACCTGTCCCAGCACTGGAACACCTACAGACTGCTTGCAGCTATCGCGCGGTCTATGCGGTCAGAAGGGATGCACGATTACCTCACCTTCACCAGGGGCCAGGTTGATCACATCGTCTCTGGCAACGTCCGCGCTTGGCGCGAAGTGTGCAAATACACGCAGAGCTGCAGGCAGGTCTTCCCCGGAGTTGTCAAGCGGATGTTTGCCGAAAACCCGGTTTTCTTCTCTGAGTTTATCGAACCTGACGAGTATATCGGCGATACGCTGACGGACATCAACCCATCAAAGGATGTTCCCGCTTTCAAGGATCCCAAAGTCCGGAGGGTGCATAGCTGGTACACCCTGCGGTTCATCTGCGACCGGGGCGTATCGCATGAGATCGTGCGGCACAGGCCCGCGTCATACTGTCAGGAATCAACCCGCTATTGCAATTATTCCAAGGCCGATTTTGGCGGGGAAATAACGGTCGTGCGGCCCTTTTACCTAAGCCCCGATGATTCTGATTACCCCGCATGGGAAACGGCCTGTAAGGCCGCAGAAACGGCTTATTTTGCTATGCTGGACAGCGGACGCACAGCGCAGGAAGCAAGATGCGTTTTGCCAACCTGTTTGAAAACAGAGCTGGTCATGACTGCGACGGCTGACGAGTGGCTGCACTTCCTGATGCTGCGGACAGCGGAGGCTGCTCACCCGCAGATGCGCGAAGTGGCTACACAAGCCAAGAGGATCTTACAAGAACAAGACGCGGAGGTGTTTGCTGATGAGCAGATTCGGGATGCCAGATAAGATCCCCGGCGATGAATACATCCTGTACATGGATGCGGAGACAGCGCAGATTGTTTCACGGGCCTGTGAGCTGTACGCGCGTCTCCGGTGCGGACAGTTTGAGGAGATCCAGCTTCTCACCGTCTGGCCCCAGAACGAAAACGGCGATCCGACATTCGGTGGAAGGATCCAGACTTGCCGGGAGCACCTGGAACTTGCCCGCAGGGCCGCATTCCCGGAGCTGACAGGGCCTGGTCACAGTTACGGCGTGGGTAAATTCCGTGACTCTGATACCGCCTGGAACGTATATCAGGCTGTCAGATACATTAAAGCTTGGCACGAACACCCCGAGGGCGGGTACACAGTCGATTTCCGCACACCGCTCAAGTATTCCGATGCCCCCATGCCCCGGTGTGAAGTCCGCGACGGGAATATGGACTGGCACGAGTGCTTCATCGATCCGAGGACAGGCGAGCTGGTGGACACGGACGCGGCAGAAAAAGCTACACGCGCGGAGGGCAGGAATGGCTGACCGGAAGAAGGTTATCAGAGGACTGGAGTGTTGCATTGCGAATAGGCACAATAATTGCCCATACAAGAGCACAGACGAAGGGATAGACAAGGTAACATCTTGTACAACATATTTGATGAAAGACGCTATTGCCATGCTGGAAGAGCAGGAGACTGGAGTTTCACCAAAGGAGATCAAGATGTATCCGGGCAATGTTTGGGCTTGTGGAAACTGTGGTCATGTCGCTGTCGGTTCTGCGGATTATAAAGCGAAGTATTGCCCAGAATGCGGAAGGAGAGTGCAATGGGATGCCTGACCGTGGAAAGATCATAAGTGATTTTGAGCACGAAGTGTTCAAAGCTCACAGCGAAGGTTGGGATTTTGTTGACTTGACTACAGAAGATGCCAAGAAAATCCTTGAATTGCTGAAAGGTCAGCCGGAGATCGTCAGGTGCAAGGACTGCAAATTCAACAGCGGGAAATGTAATGGGTTGTACCTTCAATTTGTTACGTGTTATAAAACCGGATCACCGCACAAAGAAGACTGGTTCTGTGCGGATGGGGAAAGGCAGTGAAGCGGGGTGACTAAGCAGGAAATAGCCATCAAGAGGCTGACAGAGATTTATGACGAGGCATATGACCGTTGGGTTCATCGGCAATATATCCCTGACAAACTGGTTACGCTTATCAGGGATGGCATTCCTGACGTTCTCGCCCTACTTCGAGAGCAGGAGCCGCGAGTGATGACGCTGGATGAAGTGGAAGTTATGCCGTATGGGCATGTGCTGATTGAAACTGATAAAATGGATTCGTTGCGCTGGTTGGATGCCCTGCTGTTCTGCAAGAACACAAATTACAGCTTCGATTTCATCACGCTTGAAGGTCGTGCGCGACTGTTGGGAACGGAGTATAACCGCGAATGGCGTTGCTGGACAGCCAAACCAACGGAGAAGCAGAGGGAGGAGACAGCGTGGAATGCGACCGATTGACGCTGACGCGCTTGAGCGCGATATAAACCATTATTGCTGCGGGAACGATTATTTCAAGCATTGGGTGCAAATTCAGCGAACCATTAAAGTTGTTACCCGGTTAGGACGGTGGAAACAGGTTCAGGGAAGCTTCTTCACACCTGGAGGATCGCCATATTTTGAATGTGCCGCCTGCGGTGGTAGCGGGCACTTGCACGGTGCTGAATATCCGAAACGGAAGATGATCTGTGACAAGTGCGGTTCGGTCAACATCTATCCTGGGGAAAGCGCGTATGAGGAAGGATCTTCTTTGTGGGAGGAGAGCAAACAAGATGAGTAATCCCTACAACACAGACGGAATGCTTATATTCCCTCCGAATGATGCGAGCCCGATCACACAGAATGCGTTTGAGAGCATTGAGTGTGCCATTGCGTTTGATGTGCGGGATTGGGGTGCGGATCGAAGAAGCGCTTGGATCTACGCTATCGTATTCGGATGGGATTGTGAAGATTCATGGGCTGAGATGGCTGACAGATTCTGCTGGGACGATGAAGATCGACAACGAGCGAAGAAGATGCACGAACAGTGGGAAAGAGCAAAGGCGGCTACACAAAAGGAGGGGGCAGCAGATGGCCAGGTTCAAGCTTGATACTACCGTGAGCATATTGGGCACAGTTTGGGCTGTTCGGATTTGTACGGAAGCAGAGGAGCCCCGTTTGACTGCTTGCGACGGATTCACAGATAAAACAAGCCATGTGATCAAAATATCAGACATGTCCGGCGATTGCGATTTGGATGTCCCAGCGGAGTACGTCAAGAAGATAATCAGGCATGAGGTCATACACGCATTCCTGTTTGAAAGTGGCCTTGCAGAGAACTGGGAGCACAAAGGATTAGGCCACGAAGAGTTGACCGTTGACTGGATAGCCATTCAGTTTCCGAAGATCCAGAGTGTGATCAAGCAAATCTACGACAAGCTGGAGGAGATTCGGAGGTATAACAGATGGACGGTGTAATTAAGTCCTATTACAGCGGAAACGGTTGGATCGTCGGTGAAGACGGTCAGGAGTATTTCGTACATCACAGTGATTTGCAGATGAAAGAGAAGCACTACAAAAAGGGCCGCAAGGTGACCTTTGAGCCCAGGGAACAAGGCGGTAAGCACATGAACGCGACCAATGTATATGTGGAGGTTCCCCCGCCCCCGCCGCCCAGGGAAAGAACCGGGCGCGGTGAATGGCTGAAAATCGGAAAGGGCCGTAAGCGCTGTACGGATTGCCTGTGTACAACGGATCAACCGGAAACGCCTTACTGCCCGCATTGCGGGGCTGTGATGAATCCTTCACTGCCGGATAACACGGTAGAACTGATGCGCCGGAAGGATGGCCTTACACCGCTGGGAAAGTGGCGCAAACTGGAATACGGATACCGTTGTTCCTGCTGTCAACTGATTTCCGTGTATCCCTCCATGTTCTGCCCGCGATGTGGTAAATGGATGGAGAAGTGCATGAAAGACGAGCCCGAAAAGGCGGCTACACAGGAGAAGGAGAGCGCAGCAGATGGCCAGGTTCAAGCTTGATACTACCGTAAGCATATTGGGCACAGTCTGGGCTGTAAGGATTTGTACGGAAGCAGAGGAGCCGCGTCTAAAAAATTGCGATGGGTTCACAGATAAGACAACGCACGTGATCGGTATACGGGATATGCCGGATGACTGTAGTCTGGGCAACCCGCTTGATTATGTTAAAAAAGTGATCAGGCATGAAGTGATTCACGCATTCATGTTTGAAAGCGGCCTTGCGGAGAACTGGGAGCATATAGAAATGGGACAGGAAGAATTGACCATTGACTGGATAGCCATTCAGTTTCCGAAGATCCAGAGTGTGATCAAGCAGATCTACGACAAGCTGGAGGAGGTTCGGGGGTGATTCAAGGTGAGTGACTATTGGCGGTTTGCCATTGTGATATTCATTATTAGGAGTTTTAAATAAACATGAAATTGACAGACGGGGAATTGAACTGCCTTTTTCTGGGACTGATTGTCGGCGCTATTATAGCAATGATCGTGATTAAAATAGGAGTTTACGATGCTCAGAAAATTGATTGCCAAATGGAAGTATCGGCGCTTCTGCAAACGCAACGGATACCTATGCGCGGATTGCATCTATCATCATTTTGTGTTTGATGGTAGCGTTTTCCGTGGTAATCGTTGCCGCCATCCAGCGGCGAAACTGTGACTTAAATGATAACTTTCAATCACTGGGAGCCGAATCAGGAATGATGGACAGATACAAGCTCAAAGAGCTAATGCAGATCGAAAGGGCCTGCGTCAAACGCGGAAGCACATGCAAGCATAAATGTGCTGAGTGCGATTTGGTGCAGGATGATAAGACCCTGATCGAAGCCTATGACGGGATCCTCGACATGCTGGAGGATCCCAGACAGCGCCGGGTGGTGTACTGCATCCAGTGCGAACACTGGGACAAGGAGAGCGGACTATCCGCTCGGATGTGCCGGAAGCACCACCGATTCACTACACAATTGGAATACTGCTCAGATGGAAAGGAGATCAAAATATGCTGACTGACGGAAATATCTCGACGGTTATGTCACGCGAAGACATTCTGGCCTCCGCTGCCAGGATGGTGAACGGGGATCGGCAGGACGATTACGGGACGCCAGAACAGAACTTCGAGCGCATAGCGTCACTGTGGACGTGCTACCTCGGGGGTCGGCTGAACAGACCCATCACCCCTGTTGACGTCGCGGCCATGATGGCCCTGCTCAAGATCGCGCGAGTGGCAAGCGGGCATGGGAAATCAGACAATTGGATTGACCTTGCCGGGTATGCCGCCTGCGGAGGCGAGCTGCAGAACATGGAAAGCTGGAAAGCGGAAACGAAAGAAAAAGAAGCTACACAGGAACGGAGGACAGTAATCAATGATATTAGGTGACGCGGCTATCAGAGATCTGATTGCGGAAGGAAAGATCGAATTTCCTGACCACATCGAACCCCTCATCAACCCCGCCAGCTTAAACGTTCGCCTCGGAAACACCTTCCTCATTCCGAAGCGCAGATTCTTCAAGGGTGTACGCCTGGGCGATAAGATGGAGTATCGCCGGTATGAGCTCAAGGAGGATGAGGAATTTTGCCTGATGCCCGGGCAGTTTGCCCTGGCTACCACAAAAGAAATCTTCCATGTTCCTTCCTCCGTGGCGGCATACGTGCAGGGCCGTTCCAGCATCGGACGTGCAGGGCTGACCGTACAGAACGCCGGGTATGTTGATCCTGGATTCCACGGGGCTATCACGCTGGAGCTCAAAAATGAGACGGATAACGCTATTTACCTTCGCCCTGGATATCCGGTAGCCCAGATGATTTTCGAGGAATGTACCCCCGTAGAAACGCCATACAGGGGCAAGTACAACGGGCAAATTGAGGCCACGGGCTCACGGATGCAGCAGGATAAGGAAGCCCGGATATAACTTATAAGTAATAACCGTTCCCCGTTGTCAACGTGCAGATTGACAGCGGGGATTTACATTTTCCGTATGCAAGAAAATAATTTACAAAAAGCATTGACAAATGCAAGAAAATCGTTTACAATGTCCTCATGAGATTGATCAAGCAATTTTTGAAGGAGGACGAAACAATGACCATCACCAAGACGGATTTCACCCACAACGTCAACGGGAGCAGCAGCTACAAGGTTTACGTGTGCAAGGATCGTGAGACTGCCATGATGATTCACACCCTCATGATGACCGCCAAGACCAACACTCCTGACAACTACTGGCACGTGGGCACTAACGACGGCAAGGGTCACGATTGCCGGGTTCCGAGCTTCTTCCACGAAAGCAATTACTGGTTCACTTGCGTTGAGCACAACAACGGTGACTGGAATCAAAAACCGACCTACGAATTGTTCCTGGTTTCCTGATGACAGCAGAGGCCCGCCGGGGAGCCCCCAATCCCCGGCAGAGGGAGGTACAAACCATGAAGAGGACTGCATACATGAGGCGGGCGCTGGAGGCCCTGACCGAAGGAAGGATCACCGAGGAAGTTTACGACGCGATGATCATGGACGCGGATATCTTCTGTGATGACGATGAAGACGATGAAGACGATGACGATGACGATGAAGAAAGGATGTGGAGGCATGATCGTGATTCAGAAGTTTGCCACGGTGGCAGCGCTGAAAGGCTGGCTACACAACGCGCGGATAAGACAAGGCAGGCACAACTTCGCTGAATGGCTGTCCGGGTACATGTCTCACCGGGAGCTGGTGGTGAATGGCCGGACGTATGTTTATCATGAGTGTATCAATTTACTGAGATCGGAGGATATGAAGAATGCTTGAGGTTTTGAAGGTTGCAAAGGCAAAGAGGTTTGACAGGATCAGAGGCGCACTGTACGGCGTCGCTGTGGGTGACTGCCTCGGCGCTCCTGCCGAGTTCAGACACCCCGCAGAGGTCAAGGCACTGTTCGGGCAGATCAGGGATATCGTACCTGGCAGTATCATCGGCGCACGTCTTGGCTGTGGGACAGATGACACAGCTATGACCCTGGCGGTCGCGGAGGGTATCATGTCTTGCGACCCGGGCGAAAGCCCCATTGAGCCTGTTGGTGCTGAGTTTGTCAGGTGGTATAACGGGGAGCCTGTGGGGCTTGGCGGGACTTGCGGGAGCGCTATCGAGATTGCGTCTTCTGGCGGTTTGGTCGAGATGCCTACGGCCCGGGCATGGCTTTCAGCCTCCGAAGTGACCCACATGCGTTTGCATGGTCGGTCGGGCGGCAATGGAACACTGATGCGCACAGCCCCGGTTGCACTCTTCTATGTCGATGACGATACACGGGATAAGGTTGCTTATGACCTCTCAAAGATGATGCACTGTGACGAGGACGCGGCAAAGGCATGTGTGATTTACTGCAGGATCCTCAGCAGACTGATTCGCGGTCGGGAGCTGATTCCTTCCCTGAGCCGGGAAACGGTGGGGACGGTTTATAAGACTGCCCTTCGTACCGACATGGATTTCACCCCATGCCCCAGCGGTTATGTGGTGGACAGTTTCAATACCGCCCTGTGGGCCCTGAGACGGGGAAGGACTTTTGAGGATACGCTGATTGCAGTTGTCAACCTGGGCGGTGATGCGGACACCATCGGAGCGATTGCGGGCGGGATCGCAGGCGCAGCATACGGTTATTCCGCGATTCCTGACAGATGGATACAGGCCCTCAATGCTGGGCTGAAAGAACACCTGGACGGGATCGCAGAGGCCGCAGGCAAGGTATGGGACTGCAGTACATAATCATACATGATCGTACACAACTGTACACGCAGAGCCGGTGACCACCGGCTCCTTTTTCTTTGCCTGGGATCCCAGATAGGGACGAAGAGCTACACGCGCACAGCGGGGATCCCTCTCCGCGCGTCGGGCTGTCAAGTTTTCGCTTGACAACAGAAACCGCTTTCAACCATGTGCAAGAAAATAATTTACTAAAAGTGTTGACATATGCAAGAAAATAGTTTACAATGTATACATAAGATTGATCAAGCAATTTTTGAAGGAGGCGCGAACCATGACCCGCCATGACAAGATCCGGAGCCTGAAACGCGAGAGCCTGAACGGCTACGAAACTACCTTCTGTCTGCATTACCTGACCACGACGCACTACCGCTGGGAGCTGATTCGCTACCCGCAGGACGTGCGGAGCACTGAGCCCACCGAAACCCTGCTGACCTTCGAGGGCCGTTTCAACTGGGACGATGCAATCGAAGCGGCCAGAGAGTACCTGAACAACCACCCCGAAGACGGATTTGACGATGACTGATAAGGAGGAACAGACCATGACAACGACACTGGAAGCAACCGAGATTCGCAAGGACATTTACACCGCCTGCGTGCAGCACGGCGAGGCTTGTACCGGATGCCCCTTCCGGTACACATGCGAAGGGCACTTTCCTTATGAGCCCTGCGGACGCGGGTACAAAGACCTGGTTCCTGCCGATTACGCCCTGTCCGATGATGGGACGATGTTTGTAGCGGAGGTGTGACACATGTATCTGATGAAGTACAGGCGCGAAGACGGGAGCTCGGTCGCCGCACTGATGACCATGAGCCGGATTGCCAACATTTACGGAGATTCCAAGCACAACGAAACGCTTGATCACAAGGTTTTCCGGCTGCACCCGGACAAGGATCCGGAGCAGCTGGTGCTGGAAGAGGTACGAGACGCGGGGCTACACACGGTCGCGCTGTGGACAGAGAACGGGGAGTATGTGGATGAAGCGGACTGGCCGGAGCAGTGATTGCCCCGGTCTTTTTTTGTTTTGGCATTCAATCACAGGACTATACAAAAATCTATAATTTGTAGATTTTACAATCGAAAAACCATTGACAATCTGCTAAATGTAGATTAAAATACCAGCGTATCCAAAAATTGCAGATACGAGTGAATCCATCAAATTTCCATTTTGACCGATTCAAAGGAGGCCGAACCTTATGCCCGAGGAAGACAGAACCCGTGCCCCTACGATGCGTTTACGCGCGACGGAGACCGATTCCCTGTTCGCCCTGTACGCGAGTCTGCAGGAGATAGACCGCGCCAAGGCTGACCTGGAGCGGCGTATCAAGCTGACACAGAACGGCTGGCGGGATGTTTCGATGATACGGTCTGTGCTGTCCAAGCTGATCGACAAGATCCTCGAAACGATTCCGCGTGAGAAGCTGGTGTCCCTCAAGCGCAATATGCGGAGCATGAGATACCGCATATACCTGGCCCGTCCGGTAGTCATACCCCCGGATCAGATCATCATCGACGGGGAGGATATGGCAACACTGGTCAAGTACGCGCACGATTATTCCTGCATAGCCTGCGATAAGGACTGCAACAAGTGTGAGCTGGGAAAGGCTCTGGATCATGCTATGATCCAGTGCCGGGGACGAAATGAATCCTGGTCATGGATTGACTGCACTAAGGACTACGGAGACAAGGACGCAATAAAAACGGAGGTGTGCAAATGAGTCAGACCGTTACTTTTGATATCTGGGCTTGGCGGGACATCATGCGCGTGTGCGGTGAAGCGGTCTCATACGATGAGACGAGGATCATGCTGCAGTACGTCCAGATCCGCTGTGATAACAACCATTTCACTGCAACGGGAACCAACGGATGCCTGGTTGCTACCCTTGAGGGTGAGTGCGTTATGTCGGAGAAGGATCTCCCGTTCACCGTCCTGATTCCTCCCCGCAAGGCCCCGGCGAAGACGAAGGCCGTAGAGCTACACGCCAACACACAGGAAGACAAATACATGATCACCCACACGCTGTATTTCAGGGACAAGGACGGGAACCTCATCGACACCTGCACAGAGGACATCCACTTTGGCGATTACGTTGATATTGACTTCATTGTGAAGATGGCCCAGAAGAATATCAACGATATCAACTACGGCGAGGGCCAGTACATGATCGCTGTCAACCCGAAGTACCTGCTGGCCGCGCTGGGGGGCATGAAGGAATGCTCCTCCGTTATCATCAACTTCGCCTCTCCCGTTCAGCCGTTTCTCATTCGCCCGTATGACAATGATCACGAACAGGACAGATCCGCATGGGTTTACCCGGTGCGGATCAGGTAAGGAGTATCACCCGCATGATGACAATGATCAAGGACAGGAGCGCAATGCGGGCGATTCGTGCCAAGCTGTACGCGGTGGCATCGTATTATGCCTATGCCGATTTCAAGGCTATGAACGCCAAGGGCCGAAGATACAGCAGGGATGGCACACCCCTTCCATTCAAGCCTTATTCCCTGTCTCCGCTGGCCCAAGAGGCCCGCAAGCATTATGCACAGGCCATGAACGATACCTGGACAGATGAGGCCGAAAACGCGGTTAAAGGCTATCTGATGCGCCTGCGTCTGTCCGGTGAGCTGGACGAGATCCTTGACTGGGAAAAGAACACAGGGAACCGATATGAACGAAACCCCTGGCGTGATGATAAGGAGGCTGCGAAAGAATGACAGAACGGGAGAAACTGCCAACCGGGTATCTTATGAAGCATGAGCACATCCGCAAACTGATCATGGAAAATCCGGATCTGCCCCTTGTTTTCCTCGCAACAGATGAAGCCTGCTCCTATGACTACCAGACGATGTTCTGCAGCACTGTGACCGCCCAGATCGGCGAGGTGCTGGACTGTCAGCAGGATGTCAACGATGAAGTTGTATACACCGACCACGATGATTTCGAGGAGGCCGTCTTTGAAAGCCTTGATTGTGCTTATGATGACCGACCGCAAGAGTGGTACGAGGCCGAGACAAAGCGGATCGTCGCCGAGTATGACCCATACTGGCGCAAGGCAATTCTCATAACAGTTGGTAACTAAGGAGGGCTCCGATGGCAAGAGATAAGGCTCTCCCCATGAACGTTGTCTACGATGAATTTATTCATGAGATCGTTATCAGTGCGGTGAACGATTACCGCGTCGCCCTGAAAAGGCTCAAGCGGAACAAGAACAACCTGTCCGCGATGCGGCAGAAGCTGGACTGCGAGCGGTTCTTTTCCTCCGCGTGGTGCAGACAGCTTACGGACGTGGACATGGTAAAGGCCGCACAGTATATCAGGAAGGAGGTATACGAAACATGACCCTTTTTCAGATCCTAATAACCGCCTGTGTCGCGGTTATGGCTGTGTTACTCGCGGCGATGTGCTGCACTGTCAGCAGACTGCGGAAGCTGCTGACCGCACAGGCCGATACGCTGGAATACCTGGATCGCAATGTCAGCTTTCAGCAGGGAGAAATCGAAGGGCTGATCATGCAGATGCCTGGAATAGACGGGATGATAAAGGCTACACAGGCAAAGGAACAAGAAGAGAACAAATGGAGCGAGGTTAGGCCAGGATGAAGATGCTGTATTGCAGGAAGTGTGGGGCGGCGATGATCTCGGATGAAACCCTTGCGCAGAATATCCTTGACAAGGTACACGATGCAGCCCGCAGAGCGAGTCACGGCCCGGGACGATACCGGGCCGCAGCTTTGCAGGAAGCAGCCGAGTACAGGTCTATGTACAAGGCGCTGATGCACAATATCACCCAGAAGGAGTACGCGGAGACGGTCACTCCCCTGATCCTGAAAGCCATGACGGACGAAGTCAAGCGCCGTGGGCTGATGACCGAGGCCGAGATTGATACGATCTACGAGGCCGGAAAGGCCCTTGCCAGGACGCGGAAAGCCCAAGCAGAGAAGGAAGAACAACTGATCTACGGGCAGTTTGAAGCGAAGTGCATAAACCGTTTCAAGCCTGATCCCACAGCGGACACAGCGGTCGCGAACGTTGACCGCGAACAAAGGAGGCGCTCACGTTGAAATATGATCGGCAAATCTTTATTTCAATAGGCAATTCCCGCCGTGACACTGCCTGGAAACGGCAGACCTTAAAGGTGTCGGAACTGTACGAGCGCCTGAGTTTTGTCACACGCGGAACCGAAACGCTTGATGAATACATGCGTATGAGTAAGGCCAAACAGGATGACCTCAAAGACATAGGCGGTTTCATCGGTGGTGTGCTGAACGGCCCGAGACGCAAAGCGAATGCGGTTGTCAGCCGAGACTTGATCACGCTGGACTTTGATTCGATTCCCGCGCTGGGAACAGACAGCATACTCGACACGCTAAACCAGATGCAGATCAACTATTGCGTTTACAGCACGCGAAAGCACGCCCCTAACGCCCCGAGGCTGCGCATCGTTATACCGACAGACCGGACGATGACCGTGGATGAATATGAGCCCTGTGCGCGTCGTATGGCTGCTAACATCGGTATTGCGATGGCTGATCCGACCACGTTCGAGACGAACCGAATGTTTTTCTGGTGTTCTGCGTGCGCTGATACGGAGACGGTGTACAAGTACGCCGACGCCCCGTTCGCCAGCGTGGACGGGCTGCTCAAGAGCTACACGGACTGGCATGACTTCACGCAGTGGCCCCAGGTTCCCGGATCGTTCAGTTACGCCAAGTTAGCGGTGAAGCAGGGCGACCCGGTGACCAAGGACGGCATCGTTGGCGCATTCTGCCGGAAGTATGATATCTTCCGCGCGATTGAGGAGCTCCTGCCCGGGATCTACGCTCCCGTGGATACAGACCCGAACAGGTTCACGTACACGCTGGGAAGCACCACAGGCGGCGCGGTGGTATATGATGACGGCAAATTCCTTTTCTCCCACCACGCGACCGACCCCTGCTCAAATAAGCTGGTCAACGCTTTCGACCTCGTGCGCCTGCACAAATTCGGTGACAAGGATGATAGCGCTGCTGATGGAACACCTAACAACCGCCTGCCCTCTTATAAGGCCATGTGCGCATACGCGAACGGGATTGACGAGGTGGCGCTTGAAATGCTGTCCAAGCAGCAGGCGCAGGCCGAATCAGAGTTTGCAGGCGTCGTGGGCGGTAGCCAGGGAAGCGTAACGGTGGATACGGGCATCGGGGCTGGAGACGGAAGCGGGAGCGACGGTAGCAGCGGAGAAGGAGCTACACTCGCGGGGGCTGGAGACGCGGCAGACGGGAACTGGCAGTTGCTGCTTGAGCGGAACCAGCAGACCGGCAAAGTAAAGGCGACGATGGATAATGTCATGCTGATACTGGAGCACGATCCCCGGATCAGAGGAAAGTTTGCCTTGAACGAGTTTACCGGACGCGGCGAGATCCTTGATGTTCTCCCGTGGTCGAGAGGCGGTAAAGAGACACAGCGCATGTGGTCTGACACTGATTCAGACGCGATGTACTGGTGGATGGAAAAGACGTGGGGAATCACCGGGCGCGGGATCATTGATTCGGCGCTGAACGTGCATACGACCCTCCATTCTTTCAACCCTGTTTCGAGCTATTTAATGGGCCTCAGATGGGACAGACAGCCGAGGCTTGACACCCTGTTTATTGATTATCTGGGCGCGGAGGACACCCCATACACGCGGGCGGTGACCCGTAAGGCGTTTGTTGCGGCAGTGACGCGGGCAATCGTCCCCGGGCGCAAATACGACAACATGCTCATCCTGTGCGGCCCCCAGGGCATCGGCAAAAGTACCATTCTTGATAAGATGTCGCGCGGCTGGTTCAATGACTCCATCCGAACATTCGAGGGCAAGGAAGCCTCAGAACTGCTGCAGGGCGTGTGGATCGTGGAAATCGCCGAGCTGGACGCATTCAGACAGTCAGATGTCTCCCGCATCAAGCAGTTTCTATCCCAGACAACGGACAGGTACAGGCAGGCATACGGGCGCAATGTGAGCGAATTTAAGCGGCGCTGTGTGTTTTTCGGCACGTGCAATAACATTGATTTCTTGCAGGATACGACCGGAAACAGACGTTTCTGGCCCGTGGATACGCGGGTGCAAAAGCCTGTCAAGGACGTTTTCAACGACCTGACGAGTGCCGAAATTGACCAAATCTGGGCCGAAGCCTATTTCCGTTATGTCACCGGAGAGCAGATTTTCCTCACCGGAGACGTGGCAGAAGCCGCCGCGACGAGGCAGGAAGCACACCGGGAACGTTCCATCCAGGAGGGCGTGATTGCTGATTTTATTGCCAAAAAGATCCCCGATGACTGGGCCAAATGGAAGGTGGACAGGCGTCGTGATTTCTGGGCGGGAGGCATCAGAGCGGAGGAATCATCAATCCATCTGGTGGACAGACAGACAGTTTGCGCGGCTGAAATCTGGTGTGAGCTGTATGGCAGACCGATGGATGAAAAGGCCAAGCGCAGCGAGACGCGGGAGGTCAATTCCATCATTGCACGCATCCCAGGATGGGTAAGCGCGGGCACGATTTACTTCCCACAATACGGATCACAGCGCGGATTTATCCGGTCGGAGGAGCTTACAAAGTAATGTAAGATTGTTCTTACATTGGCTTACTTTGATTTGTTTGTAAGAAAACCCAAAAATTTTTCTTACATTCAAAAATGAATGTAAGATCGAATGTAAGAGCAAAAGTAAGAGACAAAACCCTTATAATACCTATGTTTTCTATATATTTCTTACATTCTTACATTATTTATATAATAGAGTATATAGATAGGCGCGTTAGGGCGCACGTAAGCGCACGTACCCGCCTACGCGCCCATATTGCGCATGTATATACGCGCGCGCGAGAAAGTAAGTAAGACAGGGAAAACGGATGGATGAAAAAATCATTGAGCGGATGCTAAAGCGACGGGTTGAAGAGGCCATTCCGGGAGCGAAGTGCTTAAAGTTTGTCTCCCCCGGATATACAGGTGTGCCGGACAGGATCATTCTCCTTCCAGGTGGATCGGTGGTATTCGTGGAGCTGAAACGACCCGGAAAGGAACCGAGGCAGAGACAGTTGTTCGTGCAGTCCAGGTTCCGGAGGCTGGGCTTTACGGTGGCGGGCTGTGTGGACTCCCCCGAAGCGGTTGATCAGGTGGTGCAGATGTGCAAGGACAGGTGCTGCAGTGGCACGAGGGGCTACACAGAACGCGGAGGATCCGAAGAAAGGATCAGGAAAGGAGGTGATGCCGGGTGATGGAGTTTACCCCGCACAAATACCAGTCAGACTGCATAAGCTTTATCCTGGATCATCCGTATTGCGGATTATTTCTTGCGATGGGGCTTGGCAAGACGGTGATAACCCTGTCAGCAATACAGAAATTGAAGTTCGAAAGGTGGTCTCTGGGGCGCTGTTTAGTGGTCGCGCCGAAGAAGGTTGCAGAGGCCACATGGGGCAAAGAATCTGCAAAGTGGTCGCATTTAAGGGATTTACGGGTGCAAACAGTGCTTGGATCGGAGCGGGAAAGACTGTCCGCACTGGCCCAAAATGCGGATATTTACGTGATCAACCGGGACAATGTGCCGTGGCTGGTGCGTAAGGTTGGCCTGCGGTGGCCGTTTGACTGTGTGGTGCTGGATGAGTCAAGCAGTTTCAAGAATCCAAAGGCACAGCGGTTCAAAGCCCTAAAAGCTGTACGGCCAAAGATCAGGCGGTTGATAGAGCTTACCGGAACCCCGGCCCCGCATGGGCTGACAGACCTCTGGAGCCAAATCTATTTGCTGGACGGCGGTGTGAGGCTGGGACGGACGATCAGCGTATACCGCGACCTGTATTTCCTGCCGGACAAGCGCAACGGCTATCAGGTCTGGAGCTATAAGCTGAAACCCGGAGCGGACAAGGTGATTTTCAGCGAGATAGCGGACATCTGTATCAGCATGAAAGCTGAGGACTATTTAGACCTGCCGGACTGCATAACCGAGGAGATCCCCGTCAAGCTGGACAAGGCGGCACAGAAGATCTACGACACCCTGGAGCGGGATCAACTTCTCAAGCTGTCAGAGGATGACTGGGTGACCGCTGGCACCGCTGGGGTGCTGACTGGAAAGCTGCTGCAGCTATGCAATGGCGCGGTGTACGACGAGGAGGGCAAGGTGCACGTCCTGCATGATTGCAAGATTGAAGCCTTTATCGAAACACTGGAACAGATCAACGAGCCTGTGCTTGTGTTCTACCAGTTCCAGCATGACCAGGACAGGCTGCTTGAAGCGCTGGAGGATCTGAACGCGAAGAGGGGCGAGGGTGAGAAGCTACACGTCCGAACATACCGAGACGCGCAGGATGAGGAGGACTGGAACGCGGGAGGGATCGACGTTCTGTTAGCACATCCGGCGTCGTGCGGTTATGGGCTGAACCTCCAGCAGGGTGGTCATCACATCATCTGGTTCGGGCTGACTTGGAACCTGGAGCATTTTCAGCAGGCAAACAAGCGTTTGCACAGGCAAGGGCAGGAAAGGCCCGTATTCGTGCATATTTTGACCGTAGAGGGCGGTGTGGACGAGGACGTGATAAAATCCCTCACCGGCAAAGAACGGACGCAGGAGGCCCTTTTAACGGCCTTAAAAGCGAAGTGGACAAAAGCAAAGGAGCGCAACGCAAAATGACTGTAAAAGACCTGTCAAAGCTGTATTGGCTGAACCGTGAGGTGGAACTGAACCAAAGGCAGCTCGCAGACCTTGAGGCACAGATCGAACGGGACGCGGAGGAGCTGAGGCGTCTACGGTCAAGCCTGGACGGTCTGGCCTCCCCTAACCTGGACGGGATGCCGCACGGATCGGACGTGCACAGCGCGGTTGAGAATACCGTGGAGCATATCATGATACTTGAAGCGGCCTTGAGCAAAAAACATGATGCGCTTGTGAACCTGATGGCGAGGATCAGCGCAAAGCAGACCTTGATCATCCTGGAGCGTGATCAACTGGAGCAGTATATCGAGACCGTGGGAGATCCCCATTTGAGGCAGATTTTCACCTTGCGGTTTGTCAACGGCCTGCCCTGGGAACAGGTGGCCGCGAGCCTGGGCGAAGGGTATTTGCCTGAGACAGCCCGGAAAGCCTGTTATCGCTATATCAGAAAACATTGAAAAGTGTCCCTGTTTGTCCCTTGATTTCATGCGCACGTTTGGTTTATGATATCCTTGCGAAAACGGACGGACACCCGAAAGGCTGGGCGCGGATTTTTTCACACCTCCTTGCCGCGCAGGGTGTCCATTTTTTATACCGTTTCCGTAGCGCTTGAGCCGTTAGGGGCAGGACGGCTTGAGCGCTTTTTTATGCCCTCGTGCAGATAAGGAGGGTGTGAGGAGGTGTGAAGGTTGCCGCAATACAGGCAGGAACGGAATTACGAAAACCTGAACAAAGCGGTTTTCAAGGGTGTCGGCGCGTATGGCATACCGGAGATACAGCCCGTCAGTTGTGACCTGGAAAACTGGTTATCGTTCAACTATGCGAAGACGTGCGCAGACCCGGAAGGGCACGGCATTCACTTTTTCATTGACGATTATCAGTTTCAAAGGCTATGGGCGCAGCCGGATGCGTACATTCCGATGCTGTCCAGATTCGACGCGCTCATGACCCCGGATTTCAGCACGTACACGGATTTTCCAAAGGCTGTTCAGATCTACAACCATTACCGCAAGCACTGGCTCGGAGCCTATTGGCAGCAGCATGGGCTGACCGTGATACCGACGATCAGTTGGTCAGACGAGGAAAGCCTGGACTGGTGTTTTGACGGTGAGCCCGTGGGCGGTACGGTCGCCATATCGGCGGTTGGTACTCAGATGGACAACAGAGCCCGGAGCCTGTTCCGGATGGGCTATACGGCCATGCTGGAGCGCCTGAAACCGGAAGCCGTGATATTCTACGGCGCGATTCCCGAAGGGCTGGAGGCGGCGAAACGAACCATTCAAATCGCGGCTTTTCAGGACAGGCTAAAAAAGTTTAACAAAAGCAAAATTGCCGTTGACAACGGCGGGTTTTAGTTTACAATAGGAGGTGGGCACGTTTGGGCGGGCGTGGAAGCCAATTTGGAAGAGGCGGTAATTCTTCCGGTGGCAACATAAACGTCACTTCGACAACGTCCTTGATTTCTCAGCGTGAAGGGCAAAGAGACGAAGTTGACGAGGTTTTGACTGTTTTACGTGAATTGAATGAGCAATACGGCGCAGAGCTGAACGACGTGCAGATTGTCACGATCAGGGGATCTGGTTCAAACGCAATCGCTTATTACGATTCAGAGGGCAATCTCGCATTCAACAAAAAGTATTTCGACAATTCCTCAATCGAAGCTGCATACAAGCGATGCGTTGACAGCAAATTTCACCCGAGTCAGGGTAACAAGACAGCGGTCGAAGCCGTCGCCGCACATGAGATGGGCCACAAGCTGACGGATATGGCCGCTTTTAGGGCTGGGTATGGCACTTGGGCACTTGATCGGGTAGCAAACGATATCGTCAGAGACGCCGCCAGAGGCTTGAATATGCGGGAGTCCGCAGTGGTCGGTGTGGTTAGCGGATATGCCAAGCACAACCACGCCGAAGCCGTCGCAGAGGCATTCGCGGATGTTTACTGTAACGGATCGAATGCTGCAAGAGAAAGCAGAGCCATTGTTTCTGAACTTGAGAGGCGTTTACGCTAAGGAGGTAAAACACCATGACAGGCAAAGTCAAAGGAGCGCGTTACACGGAACCCGCAGATTATTTCCCGCCCGAGGTTCGCAAGGAGCTGAAAATCGGCGAATTTGCAGAGAAGACGCGCAAGAAGACCGCGCAGGGTAACAGCGCGGCCAAGAAGAAAACTGCTCCTAAGAAGACCAAGTAAAACAGGATATACGGATAATGGGTGAAACGAGGCAAGGCTATTATGGCCTTGCCTCGCTGTATTTTTGGCTGGAAAAACGCCATGCAATATTTTATTGACAAAAGAAATATAATGATTTACAATTGAGGTGAGACATCAGATGGGCGGTCGAGGCGCAGGAAGCAGATTAACTAATCAGACAGCAGCGGGACAGTCAAACACCGCTGGAGGCACTGTCAAGAACCTGGACGATGCCCAGACCGCGCAGGATGTTTCGCTCTGGTTGGCGAGTAAAGGCTACACGTTCGGGGTCTCGCCCACCATCGACAAGAACATCCCCGTCAGGGTGCTGAAAAGCGGGGCAAAGATGGTTATGAGGCTTTACAACGAGCTTGGTTTGGATCCCTCCTCCACCTTCTTAGTCAGGGATTTAGATTCAGATGAGCATCGGCCTAATGCGATTATGTCAGCGAGCTTTTACGGGGACATCAACTACAATCCCTTGTTTTACGGCAGTGAAGATCTTGCAAACCAAAGGGACGAAAAAGTCGCAAAAGCAAAAAGCGGCTGGAATCCCGGCGAGGGCAAAGACCACACAAGCGATATCGCGCACGAGTTAGGGCACAGCATCGAGGCTTATCTGATAGCCAAAAGATATACCAACGGCGCAGTTGGTGCTAAACGTTTGACCGCAGACGCTGTTAATGCCTGGACTAAGCACACGATATCAACAGAAATTATCCGCGAAGCGGCGACGGCCTTGAAGAAGAGTGGCTACAAGGTTACTAAGTGGCCCTGGTCATACACTTCACCGGATGGAAAAGTGACCGGGTGGGATAACAAAAAGCTCTCACCCAAAGGTACGTCTGTCGCAGACTATGTCGGGTCAGTATCCGGGTACGCCCGAACCAACAGAAGTGAGTGTTTGGCAGAATGCGTTTGTGATTATCTCATGAATGGTTCGTCAGCTTCAAGGATGTCGCAGGAAGTATGGCGAATAGTGAAACGGGAAATGAAGAAGTGACCAAAGGAGGGTTGACGCCATGACGAACGAAGAGAGAAAAGCCCTTGAGAAGTATGGGCTTGTTCGCCACGATTCATTTGCCCCGCCCGCAGACCAGTTGGCACGAGTGCAACGGGCCGAGAAAAAGAAGAAAGCCCCAGCGACCAAGAAGAAACCAGCCCCAAAGAAGACCAAATAACCACACAGACGAAGCAGTGGGACAGAGCGCAAAGCCCTGTCCCATTTGCATTTTTGGATGATGGGAGGTGAGGTGTGTGGAAGGTGAGCCTAAGAAAGAGCGACCTCAGAACCGAAACCTAAAGCCCCTCGGCTCCGGCAGTCTGACCCCGGAACAGGAACTGGAGATCCGGCGAAAGGGCAAAATCGCAGCGGATAAGGCGCGAAGCAGAAACGCGGACATCCGCGCGGCAGTGCGGGCAGTGCTGAATCTCAACAGCAAGGGCCGTGCTAAGTCGATGGACGTTCTCAAGATGCAGAGCGTCGAACAGTTGCAGGAGGACGGCGCTCCCCTGGTTGCCCAGCTCGTGTACACGCAGATGCAGATGGCCCTGAACGGCGACAAAGAGGCCCGTGATTGGCTGTGCAGGATGGCAGGCGTAGAGGATGCAGTCAAAGAGGCATCGCAGGGTTTGACCGTAACGGCAGACCCCGAAGCACTGGAGCAGTCCGGCGGGGTGAGGATTCACCTGATCCGGGGAGACAAGCCCCGCGAGGACGAGGGCGAGGAGGATGCGGCTACACGGGCGGCGAACAGGCTTGCGGTGGTCGAGGCGATGAAAGCAGCGGGCGAAGCGGCTGATCAGATCGGAGAAGCAGTTGCCGGGAAGGTAGCGGAAGCGCTCAAAACCCCGGACGGTGGTTCCGATGAATGAGGTTTACATTGAAGATCTGATTGCCCCGAATTATGACCCTCTGCTTGAGGATGTGGTGAATCACGGACACAGCAATTACATCCTGAAAGGCGGTCGTGGTTCGCTGAAATCCTCCTTTATCGGCTTTTCGATCCCCCTGCTGATGCTGGAGCACCCGGACGTGAACGCTTTGATCGTGCGTAAAACCGCAAAGACCTTGCGTGACAGTGTGTTCGGGCAGATGCAATTCGCTATCAATAAGCTGGGCCTGAATGATGAATTTACTTGCCGCGTTTCTCCAATGCAGATTAAGAGAATAGAAACCGGGCAAGTGATCCTCTTTAGGGGCCTTGATGACCCTATGAAAATCAAGTCTATCAAGGCCCCGAAGGGGTATTTCGGTATCACGTGGTTTGAGGAAGCAGACCAGTTTTCCGGCATGAAAGAGATCCGTTCTGTTTTGCAGTCCGCACGACGCGGCGGTTCCCTTTACTGGAATTTCATGTCGTTCAACCCTCCCGAAACACAGGCAAACTTCATGAATGAAGAGGTGCTGCACCCGACCCGTGATACGCTGGTTCATTCCTCCGATTATCGAACCGTGCCGGATGAATGGCTGGGACAGCAGTTTTTCAACGATGCACTGGAGCTGGCGCTCATTAACCCAAAGGCATACCGGCATGAGTACCTTGGCGAGGTTACGGGCACGGGCGGCGAGGTTTTTGATAACCTTGTGATCCGGGAGATACCGGACAGCGAGATAAACACCTTCGGCAGTATCTATTTCGGATTGGATTTCGGCTGGTATCCTGACCCGGCGCACTGGACGAAGTGCTGTTACAATCCTTCGCAGTTGACCCTGTACATCTTCGATGAGCTGAGAGTCAACAAGACCAGCAACGCTGAACTATGGAGGCGTTTGCAGGATGAGAAGGGCATGACCGGATCTGATTTGATTACGGCAGACAGCGCCGAGCCGAAAAGCATTTCTGACTTGCGGGAGTACGGCGCGTTTTGCCGAGGCGCTGAGAAGGGCCCGGACAGTGTGCGGTACAGCATGAAGTGGCTGCAGTCCCTTCGGGCGATTGTCATTGACCCGTACAGATGCCCGGAGACAGCCCGCGAGTTTACGCATTATGAGTACGAGCGCACATCCGATGGCGACGTGATCAGCGGATACCCGGATGCGAACAATCACAGCATTGACGCGGTGCGCTATGCGCTGAACCGGGTATGGAAGAAGCGCGGGCAATGACGGAGGTACAGCATGTTTTCAAAAATTATGGCTTTTATAAGGCAGGTGATCAGAAAGATGTTACCGTTGCGAACCGTCGAACAGGTGGAGACCATCGAAACGCCCCTGTCCACGGATATGATCAACGCGCTTGATGAGTGGTATCAAGCATATACGAATCAGGCTCCGTGGGTGAACGATGACACGGTGAAGTCCATGAACCTCCCTGCCATGATTTCCTCCGAGATTGCGCGTCAGGTAACGCTTGAAATGCAGTGGAACATTACGGGCAAGACCCCGGAAAAAGGCCCGGATGACGAGGAAACCCCCGAAGCGGTCGATAACCCCCGCGCAGAATATCTGAGGCAGGAATTTGAAAAGCTGATGGCCGAACTGCGGAAGAAGCTGGAGCAGGGCTGCGCGGCTGGCGGCATGGCAGTCCGGCCCTATCCGAACGTGAAGGACGGCCACATCTATTTCGGCTGGACGATGGACTGGAGCATGTACCCGGTCGCGTTTGATGAAAACGGGGATCTGAAAGATGTCATTTTCCGCGATGTCTACCAGGACGGCGACATCACGTACACGCGCCTTGAGCGTCACACGGTCAAGGGCGAGGACGTGGAGGTCACCCAGCGGGTGTTCAAGTCCAAATCCAAAGACCAGATCGGGACAGAGGTTCCCCTGACGGCGGTTGAGCAGTGGAGCGAATTGGAGCCGAAAGCTACACTGCACGGCACTGAGGGCCAATTGTTCGGATGGTTCAAGGTAGCTGCAGCAAATAACGTAGACGTTGATTCCCCGATGGGCATTTCGGTGTTCCATAAGGCCCTCAAGGTCATCAAGCAGGCAGATATGCAGTATTCCCGCCTGTTGTGGGAATTTGAAGGATCAGAGCTTGCTATCGATGTTGACCCGCTGGCCCTGCGTCCCCAGAAGCCGGACGCGCGGACAGGCTACGGCGAGGTCAAGTACGAGATGCCGAAACTTAATGACAGGCTTTTCCGTGGCGTCAACCTTGATGAGGATCATTATTCCGTATTCAGTCCGACAATCCGCGATACGGCCCTTTTAAACGGTCTGAACAGGCTTTTGATGATGATCGAGGATTTGTCCGGCCTCTCCCGTGGAACGCTGTCAGACGCGCCGCTGGAGGCCAGGACGGCCACAGAATTGAGGATCCTTCGCCAACGCACGTATGCGACCATTGCAGACAACCAGGCTGCGCTTGAAAGGTGCTTGCGCGATGTGGTGCGGGCAATGGATAAATATGCGTCCATGTATCATCTTGCCCCGGAGGGCGAGTATGAACTTTCCTTCGAGTGGGATGATTCCATCCTGACGGACAGGGCGCAGGAGATGTCCGAACGGCTTGAATTGATGTCGCACGGGATCATCGGCAAGTCTGAGATGCGTCAGTGGTATACGGGCGAGACTGAGCCCCAGGCCAAAGCAGCTATCAAGGCCATACAGGACGAGGTGCTGCAGCAGAACATGGAAGCCATGATGCGGCAGATGCAGGCGCAGACCGCACAGCAGGCCCAGACCGACCTTGACAACCGGGCAAGCGACCAGATTCCACCCAAGGAGGATCAAAAGCCGGAGGCTGATGCCGAGTGACGGGTGAGGAGCTGAACAAGGCCCTTGAGATCATTCAAAACCGCTTCGACCAGGTCAATCAACTGTTTATCCGTAAGGTCGCAAAGCAGATCAAAAAGATCGGCGAATTGAACCAGACCAGTATCAACCGCCTGCTGGTGATGGCAGAGGTCAGCGCCGATGTGGAGGAGATAACACTTGCGCTGATGAACGCGGCGAGCCTGACCAAGCCAGAGGTCATCAACCTGTACACGCAGGCGATGAACGACACGTACACAGACCCCCGGTTCACCCGGGCATTCAGCGCGGGCCTGACGGTTCCCCCGGCACAGCGCATACGGATGGTGAATCTCACCCGGGGCATAGCCGCCCAGACCCTGCTTGCACTGGATAACCTGTCAAACACAACGGCCATAGGACAGCCGTACAGGGCGGCGGTTGATACGGCGGTGCTGGCGGTGAGCAGCGGATTGACGAGCTACACAGCGGCGACGCGCGATGCCATAAAGCAACTGGGCTATAACGGGTTGCAAGTCCATTATGCTTCCGGGTATCACAGGCGGCTTGATACGGCAGTCCGGCAGAACATCATCGACGCCACCCGGCAGATCACCCAGCACTGCGCAGACCTTGCAGGTGAATCCCTCGGCTATAACGCGGTTGAGCTGTCCGCACATATGCACTCGGCCCCTGACCATGAACCAGTACAGGGCCGGGTGTTTTTGCGTCCTGAGTTTGAC